TATTAGATAGTGTTACTTATGGACTAGAAGATGCTAAAATACAAATTATGCAAATGATTGGTCTATGGTTAGTAAATCCAAATGCTGTTGGTTGTGCTATTGCCATTAAAGGACCTCCTGGAACTGGCAAAACAACACTAATTAAAGAAGGTATTAGCAAAATTTTAAACAGACCCTTTGCGCTTGTTGCGCTTGGTGGTTGTGGAGATTCAGGATTTTTAGATGGGTTTGATTATACATATGAAGGCAGTAAGCACGGAAAAATTATTGATATACTAATTCAGTGCGGATGTATGAATCCAGTTATATTATTTGATGAATTAGATAAATTAAGCGATTCCTTTAAAGGACAAGAAATTACTGGTGTATTAACACACTTAACAGATAGCACACAAAATACTAAGTTTAGTGATAAATATTTTTCGGAAATTAGTATTAATATGTCAAAAGCATTATTCATTTTCAGTTATAATGATGAAGCATTGGTTAATCCTATTTTAAAAGATAGAATGTATAAAATTGAAACAACAGGTTACAAAACCAAAGACAAATTGATTATTGCCAAAGATTATTTATTACCAAAAATTAGAGACGAAATAAAGTTTGACAGCACTTCTATTGTTTTTAGTGATGAAATATTAGAATACATTATTAATGAATTTACAGAAAAAGAGGATGGTGTTCGTAATTTAAAACGATGCTTGGAAATTGTGTATAAGAAACTAAATTTATATAGATTAATGAAACCTGATATAAATTTATTTGAAAATAGCGAAGGTTTAAAATTAAAAAATAAGATTAGTTTTCCGTGTATTTTAACTAAGCAAATGATTGACGATTTAATTAATAAAGGCACAACAAAAGACATTCCATATGGTATGTATGTTTAATTGAATTTTATTAGGGATTATTCTTACTTGAAGTTATAATTTATGTTTTTTTATATGTTTTTGGTATAGTTATTATAGTATAATAATATTTTTGTTATTTTTGTTATTTTTGTTATTTTTGTTATTTTTGTTATTTTTGTTATTTTTGTTATTTATATTAACTTGTAACTTAATAGCTTCGCGTTCTTCTTGTTAGTGCTCTTGCTCTCTCTGTGCGCGGAGGTCTTACTATTGCGTCTGTTCTGCGAGTAGTTCTATTTCTTATTGCTGGTTGTGTTTCAATTCCTAATTGTGCTCCTTTATAATCATCTAAAGCATTTTGAGTATAGTTTTGCATATTATCTTCTAAATCTTCCATATTGCCTATTGTTAATCCTATAAAATCTACAATATCATTATAACCATTCTCTGCTAATTCACGTTGTAAAAATCCTGCTTCATTATGGAATCTTATTAAATGATTAACTTCTTCTAAAACAATGCCGATTTGAGTTATTATAGTTAGTAATACAGACGGAATATTTTTACGTCTATACTCATATGATGTAAATACGCTATTAATAAAAGCTTTATATTCTCCTACTTTAATAATAAGAGTTGGATATATTCTAGCTATGGATTGTGTTATTTCTGCTATGCGGTGTTGTGCCATTGTTTCTATTGACGATGCTCTACTAGATACAGAACCCAAATAACCGGCTTTATTTTTAGTTTTTTTAATATGGTGTCTCTTTTTATGTGTTTTTGGCATATTATATAGTATTAAAATATTATATAATATATTTTTGTTAAAAATAGTAATTTTACTTTTTTTTACTTTTTACTTTTTACTTTTTACTTTTTACTTTTTACTTTTTTTTACTTTTTACTTGAATTATTTGTCATATAACCAACTAAAATAATATCTCTCATCTTTTGTATTTTTAAGATTAGAAAATTGTAAAAACACACTTGTATCTCTACATAGGGCCAGCAATTCTCTCTTAAACTCAACAAATTTTGTAGTATCAAAATTATTATTACTATAATAATATGGATTTTGTATTATTACATGCGTTATAAAATGTCGTTTGTCAGGTTGTAATTCGAACGCACCAATGTAATATGGACCATGTGTCAAATTTATTGTTTTTGGAAAAAACCCTATATAAAAATAAGTTGGAGAACTATTTATGCTTCCAAAATCTTGCATTTTAAACATATCTTGAAACATAAATGTTGGAAAATGATTTGGTTGATGTATCATTTCATAACTCCATGTTTTACTCCATTCAATTGATGACTCTGGTGTTAACATTTTTAAATCTTTAGACAATGGTGCTTTAATATATTTCTCGTATGAATTATAACTTGTTAATAATTTATGTGTTAGTGTTACATTTTGTGTCTCATTTTCTTTTTGATTTTTTTCATAATTTTCTACAAACTTGGTTATATAATTTTCTACATAGTTTTCATCAATATTGTTTTTTTTGTTATGGTTTTCTTCAACATTAATATTTAATGTTATATTACGTTGTTTTATAAATTCATAAAATGATTTGCTATTGCTAGTACCATCGCTATTACTATATCTATTACTATATCTATTACTATTATTACACATTACTAGGGTGCTTCTTTTATTTTTGTATAATTTTGCTTTACTACTTAAATGAATATTATGTCTTAAAATAAAAGCATTATTACAAATAATATTTAAAAATATTAAGATAATATTATAGTAATTCATACTATAATATAATAACAAGTAACATTTTTAAATATTAACAATAGTATTTTATTTTAGTATTATTTTAAACTATTTGCAAATTTATGGCTGCATATTTATGTGATTATAAAATTCGTTTTTCTTTTCAACTTTTAATGGTTCATAGTCAACTATGTAATCTGTAGTATGAGTGTTAAATGGAGTTGTATTTTCTTTTAAAGTCAATGTTGGAGAAAAGTATATATTTTTATAATCATTGTTTTCTTGTGTAAATGAAATTAATGCTTTATTTGTTCCGCGTGCTAATAAGTAATTTTGTTGTTCTGGACTAATACAAGCACACCCTTTAGATGTGCTATAATCTGTATTATATAAACAACATTCTGGTAAAAATTTATTGTCTTGTAAAAATACTTTTTCTGGATCAATTTGAACATCATTATATGATTTTAAGTTTAATTCTGGGTGTTTAAAAACCTTAGAAAGTTCTGTAATATTATCATAATAGTGTTGAATAGAATTACTTGAGAAATAATTATTATAACTTTCTGTAGACTTGTGTTTATGAGAATTTTTATAATTTTCAAAACCATAGATAAGACCCATTACAAGAAATATTGTTAATTTATCAAATATTAATACAAATATAATAATACACACAAAAATCTTCATTATTTTATTTTTAAATATATAGTGATTGAAAATTTTTATTTTGTTTAATCTGTTATTTATATGTATACCTTGTTTTAATATATATTCATAAAATTTATGTATTGAATTATTTAATTTAAAAGTCATTTTATAATTACACTATTATATTATAGTATTATTATTATTAGTAATATTATTATTAGTATTATTAGTAATATTATTATTAGCTTACAAAATTATTACTCTTACATTATTTTATCAACAAAATCATTAAATATTCCGTATAATAGCGAAACTATTATTAAATAAATTACGGCCACTATAAAGGATATAGTATAAGCAATTATTACACCTATAAGTAAGGCTGCTAAAAGAGGGCCTAATAATGGAATACTCATTAATATAGAAAATATTATGACAACTATCATTAAAACAACTAATAATCCTACTACCACCATAGATGCCGGTATAACCATAGTTAATAACCATCCCATTAGAAAAACAACAAACATTAATCTAAATGATTTTATTAATAATGTGAGTGTATGAAATGCTACGGTAATTGATGATAGTATTTTGGCTAGAAAATCATTTGTATTCATAAAAAAATATTTAAGATTTTCTAAAATAATTTCTAATTTATTCATAATCCATTTAAAAAATTCTATAAGTAAATTATATAAATATGCGACAAATTCTAGAACTTCTATAAATGTTGTATGAATTGACCCAAATATTCCTTCAATAGAATTTGTTACACTATCTATTGGTTTTTTTGCTTCTTGTGCTAGTTCAGCATTTAATGTATTTAAACATTCATTAAAATTATTAATAGTATAATCTAATTCGTTGTTTTTTGATTCTTCGTTATTTATTAGTGAAGCAAATGGCATAAGTACTGGATTACATTTATTTTGCGGCCAAGAACTTTTATATGACTTTATAGTACTTATAATATAAAAATATAGTGCTATACATATTACTATTAGAAAAATTATTATAGTAAACCATATATCATTACTATAAAGTTCACTATAACTTGTATTATCAAAATAACTATTTATTTTGTTAACTATATTTTCATTAGTAGTTGTCATATTAATATAGAACACTAAAATTAAAATACATATTTATTTATCAAATAATACAAATAATACAAATAATACAAATAATACAAATAATACAAATAATTCATTAGCGCTTGTTTATAATTTTTTTCCTGTAAATGTTCGAAATGCTGTTCCTGGAAGGTCTCCTTTCAATGATTCTCCTAATTGAACAGCAGTTCCCATTAAATTATACACTACAGTCATCATAGCACCTATTTTTCCAAAAACATCTCCTACACTAATAAAGGTATTACCTAATCCAGTTATTAACATATTTAATCTATTTCCTAAATCTTCAACAACATTAAATGTAGTTCCTTGTTGAAGATTTGTCCCTTGTTTTAATGACTCTAATACTTCTGTGAAAACACTTCCAAATTCAGAGAAACTATCGAGTGTATCATATATTGGACTTAAAAAAGATTTCATAAAATTGCCTTGTGTTTCTTTTGTGCACTCTTGAAATGTTTGAACGGGATCAAATCCAATTAATCCAGCAAATGGTGTTACTCCCGGATTACATTTATATTTATTCCAATTATTTTTTAGTTGAACCAATCCAACACTAAATGTTATAGACAATTGAATTAGGCAAAAAATTAATACTATTAAAAAAGCATTACCTATATCACCTAGTCCCATTAAATATTATAAATATAATATATATAATATATATAAATTTATAGTTTATATAAATTTATAGTTTATATAAATTTATAGTTGGCAAATAATATTAAACACCTAATTTATCATTTTTTGAACATAATGTTGCTAGAGTTTGATTGGCGCCGTGAACTATTTGTGCTTCCGAACTTTGTGCTCCACCCATTTGTGAAATAGTATCTGAATTTTTTTTATTCATAGTTTCATTAGAAGCACAACCGCTATTATAAGGTTTATTATTTAGTAAAACTTTTACTTTATTTCGACTATTTTCTACTAATGAATCTAAATTAGCCATAACCTGTGAACTTGTATTACCTTCTATTAAATTATAATTTCCTAAATATAACATTAACAATAATAAACTTATTAATATTGCTATTACTAAATTATATTTTAAAACCATTAAATAATATAATATTTAAAATAATGTAATATTTAAAAATTTATATTTTTAAATAGTAAATATCAAATATAAAATATAAAATATCAAATATAAAATATAAAATATCAAATATTAAATATTAAATATTAAAGTAATTGCTAATAATATAAATATTATGGGTGACTCAAATATTTTTAATCCACAACAAAGATTAGACTTGGCAGCATTAATTAAAGCAAATGATACAGATGATTGCACACAAGAAATTCGTTCAAAAAAACAAAGTCTTCTAATCAAAAATGATGTAAAACATATGATTTTATTAAAGCAAAAATATGAACGATTGAGCAAATCTAATCCCAATGAATTTGATGCTATTTGTGTGAAACAATGTAATTTTTTATTTAATAATTATACTGATTTGTTTAATAAAGTAAAAAACGACAATTTAGATTTAAATATTTTAGAAAAAGTGTTAGATATATTAAAAAAAATAGAAGATGGGGAATTAAATCAGCACGAGGGGTCATATTTAGTTGGAAAATATTTAAAAGAAATGTATATAGATAGTGCGCTTAAAACAAAAGAAAAATTAGAAGCTAAAGAAGCTAAAGAACAAAATAAAAAAATTCCAAAAAAACCATTTTCTAATGTAGAGAAAAAAATTAGTTATAAGGATTATAAAATATTAAACAAATTAAATTAAATTAAATTAAATAATTCCTATTTAATCACAATCAACAAATTTTTCTTGTTCTTCTTCAAGTTGTGTGATTTTATTTTTCAATACTTCAATTTTATCTTGAAAACTTTTATTTAATTCTTCTAATTTTGTATTTTCTTGTGTTAATGTTTTATTTTTGTTTGTTAACTCATGAATAAAACATTTTATATTTCTTAATTCTTTATTTTGTATATTAACAATATCTTGTGGAGCACAACAATGTCCATAATTCTCAATATGCTCTTTTTGACTTTTAATAACCCAATTTTCATGTTTTTGACTATTAAAATGACTTTTTATAGCTTGTGAAGTAACTGGATATGTTCTATTCATACAAGGACATTTAAATTTTGAACCATATTCTTTAACTAATTCTAAATATGTTTTATCGCGCAATCCTTGCGTTTTCTCATCATATTTCAATGAATATTCGCTGGCTGTTTCCACTAGTTGGGTATCATTATTAATCATATTTTTATTAAATAATTATTAAATAATTTATAAAGTTTCAATTTTTATTTAATAATTTACAAAAATTTTTTAAAATTATTAAATAAACTATTAAATAAACTATTAAATAATTATTAAATAAACTATTAAATAATTATTAAATAAACTATTAAATAAATTATTTAGTAATAATATTTAAAAATAATATTAATATTAATATTATTATTAGTAAAACCTATAATAAATTAATAAAATGATGTCCTTAGTATTTAAGAGAATGAAGCATAGTAATATTACTTATAATCCTAAAACAAGAGTAACACTTATTGATAATTCTCTCATAAAAGCTTTAGAAATTGCTAAAAATAGAAAACTTAAACTTGCTAAAATCAAAGAAACAGAGAAAGAAAAAGTAATTGAAATGAGTGAAAGTCATAACGTAACTCCGTATGTTAAAAAATTAAATTCTAGTTATTCTCTAATATTATCAAATAATATTATCAAATAATAATATTGTTGTATAATAATATTGTTGCTAACCTAATCTCTCAAATAATTTAGAAATATTATTATTTTAATTTAACACTATTAAGTTATAATAATAGTATATTATTATAAAATAATATAAAATAATATAATATATTAATTATGAAAACTAATAATTATACTTTTATTACATATGGATTGTTAACTTTATTAATAATATTTATTTATTCTCTCAGTTTTAAATATAAATTTAAAACAGCACAACAATTATCATTTAGAAGTTTTACTAATGTAAATTCTAATAAAGAGAATTTTAATAATAAAAAAGAGAGTAAGGTTACAGAAGGATTTTCGAGCACTGCTGACGATACTAGTAAAAAAAATGATGATATTTTTAAAGTAATAGATAATAAATTAAAAGGTTTAGTTCAAGAATTAGGCGGAAATGAAGGTAAATCTGAAACAAAGAAAATTCTTGTAAATACCAAAAAAATATGTGATTTAGAGTGCGCTAAATGTATGATGACTATGATAAGTGATAAAAAATCTGTTAAAACTATTGATTTAGAAAATATACTAACAGATGAAACCGATGAAAATTGTATAAAATGTAAAAAATATACAGAATTATCTAGCTCTATTAAATCTATTATTGATAATTTATAATTTATAATTTATAATTTATAATTGATAATTTATAATTTATAATTTATAATTTATAATTGATAATTTATAAATTATAAATTATAAATTATAATTGATAATTTATAATTTATAATTTATAATTAAACACCTGCTTTATCGTGTGGTTTTCTATATACATAACGTTCTTCAAAATCACCTCTGTTTACAGCATCCAATGTATAATTTTTGCCCCCCCAATGTGGATCCATAGGATTTACGCTTTTATTGCCTGGCTGATGAAAAATTTTATCTAGTGGTGTATCTGAACCAATATCTTGATTTTGTGAATCAAAACCATTAAACATATTTTTATTAAATACTTCATTATTATCTGTTGTAGCATCTAAAATTTCATCTTGCGAATCATTATTTAAAAAATCTTTGAGTTGCGAAGGTAATCCACCTTCATTTTCAAATAACGATGACTTTACTTGTATTAAGTCATTATTTTGCGCGTCAGTTGAATATTGTAAATATAATATAGGGCAGCTTATATTTTTATTATTTTGCCATTCTACAAATTTAGTATATTCTTCTAAATTATTAAAGGTTATTGGATTTACTCCTGAAGCAACTTTCTTTTTAGAATTAAATAAATAGTATTTTCCATCTTTTTCAATTAACATATTAGGACATTGCGTAGTGGATGTATTTGTATTATTTTCTAGTGGTTCATTATATTTATAAGAATTTATATAATAATATAATCCAAGCACCATAAAAGTAGTTATTATAAATAAATTTAATTTATTATTAATATTAAAAAAAATATCAATATTCGTTTTCATATTATATTATTATTATATTAATAATATAATATATTATTTTTTACAAATATGTAATATTATTTTTATAAACATCTAATATTATTTTTATAAACATCTAATATTATTTTTATAATTATTATATAACATATATATAATATATATTAATGCCTGTTAAAATATATGATACAAATGTTAATAATAATGAATTAAATAACTTATTAAAAAATAATACTTTATTTGTCGGTATTTTTAGTGAAACTTGTTCTCATTGTATTAATATGAAATCTGAATGGAATAAATTTAAATCACTTTTGGTAAAAGAAAATTTGAATGGAACCATTTTAGAAATTGATGCCAAAGTATTATCATCTATTAAAAATCCTTTAATTAGTAATAATGCCGATGGATTTCCAAGTTTATTTATAATCAGCAATAATAAATTTGTAACTAATTATAAATCAAAAAGAACTGCCGAAAAATTCTTACAATTTTTAAAAAAATATATTCCCAATACACCAAACAATTCAACTTTAAAGAAAGGAGGAAACAAATCAAAAAAATTAAAACTTGGCAAAAATGTTTCATTATGTAAAAATGCCAAAAATGGTATAAATGGATGTAATATATGTTGTTCTCAGTTTAAAAAAAGAAAAACATATAAAAGATGTATAAAAAGATGTATGAAATAATTATTTATCTCAATTTTGGATTAATACATATATCCATTGTTGGAAAAATGTCACCAGACATACACTTACTTTTAGATGATACTTTCGCACAATGTCTTACTTTATTTTCTTTACCAATATAGCAATATCCATGTTGTTGAGATTCTGAACTACTAGGTTCAGGTATGTTATCTTCTTTTTTATTAATTAAATTTTTGATAGTGTTTGGTACATCTTGAAGACGATTTTCTATTTTTCTTTCATTTTTTAAAACACCTTCACCTTCACCTTCATCTTCTTCTTCTTCTTCTTTAGTTCCATTTGTCGATGTTAGTTTATCTTGTTTAATAGTTGATTGTAAATAACTAATACCAGAAGTTGAACTATTTGCTATAAATTTTACCGAATTATTAAACATATCAGTGATTAGTTTCAATAACATTTGTAAAAAATTTGATGTTTCGCTTGCTATTGTTTGTGTTCCTTGTGATGTATGTTGTAATGTAGTTTTAGCAGTATCTCCAGATACCATACTAATTATATAGGCTATTGGTGATAGTAAACCAGATACTACATCCGTACCTTCTGCTAAATATTTAAATATATTCAATCCTAAAAATGCCAATAATATAATAATAAAAATCCAAAAAAATATACTTTTTACTATATTTGTTTTTGGTTCGCTATTAGTTGCTTCGCTATAAGTTGTTTCGCCGTAATTTGCGGGACTATTTGTCATAATACCAAGCGGTGTATTTGAAAAAGTATTAAAAGCATCTTTAAAACTATTTTTGTTTGAATAATTATTATTCATTATATATTATTATTATAGATTAATAATAATTTATATTTGCCTAATAATAATTTATATTTGCCTAATAATAATTTATTATACTATTTATATAGGAATATTATGAAATTAAACACCAAAAAATTTAATAATAGAGTTATAAAATCTATTACAACACTTAAATCACGTTCTTTTTCGCCGCTATTAAATAAACAATTAAGAATACGCTCATTAAAAACATTAAGACCTAATTCTTTAAAATTATGCGATGGTCTGTTAAATTTAAGAATAAATAAAGATGATGCTACATCTTGTAAACCCTATAATAATCCTGATGTTCAAGAATTATTGCTTCATAATTTAAGATCATCTAAACATTTAGATGTTTCAAGATTTATACCACCAGTTCAATTATTATCCAATTGTTGGTTTAATACTATGTTTGTGACATTTTTTTTTAGTGATAAAGGTAGAAAATTTTTCAGATTTTTTAGAGAATTAATGATAACAGGTAAAAAATTAGATTCTACTTTAATTCCTCCTAATATTGCCAAACTTTTTTTTATTTTAAATTTATTTATTGAAGCATCATATAATCAAAATACTAAATCACACGAACTATTTAAAACTATGAATGCTTTAACCGATAAATTAAATACTAATTTTTTTATATATCACATATATCAAATTATTAACAATAAACCTGACTTAATAGATATTAATATATTATTTAATAATAATAATAAATTATATCATATACCTAATATAAAAGATGCTGGAAATCCACTTTCTTATTATGAATCTATTTTGAAATATTTAAATTATGATACTTTAAAAATTATGAAAAAAACTTTTAATAGTAAATCAAATGTGAAAGAAACAATTACAAGAAAATTTCAAAGTTTATCAAATGTTATACCTGATATTATGGTTATAGAAGATTTTCAAAGCAATTCATTATACAAAACTTCATATTCATTAACAAGCACTAGTAACGAAGTTTATAATTATGTATTAGATTCAATTATTATAACAAATAAAGACCATTTTGATCCAGAAGCCAATAGTCATTTTGTAAGTGTTTTAACAGTAAATTCTAAAGAATATAAATTTGATGGTAGTAGTTTATCAAAATTAGAGAGATTTAATTGGAAAAAAATGATAAACACTAATAAAAATTGGCATTTTAAAGAGAATTCTAAATATGTTCCTGAATTATATAATTTTACAAAAGGTTATAAAATAATGTTTTACTATAGAACTTGAATTTTGCTAATAATATTAATAATATTAATAATAATAATAATAATAATAATAATAAATAAATTTAAAGATTTAAGTTTATTTATATAATATACTAATGCAAATTAAAATTTTACAAGAAAATGTAGTTGAAAATTATTTAAAAGAAAATATTGGAAAAAATTTATCTTTACGAAAAATACATAAAGATTTAAAAATTAGTCGCAGAAAAATTATTTTATTAGTCAAACAATCTAAATATATTAGTCATGTAAAACCATTAGATGTAGGCTCAAATGCCTTTTTTTTACATGTTTACACATATTTAGACATATGAAAATTAATAAACTAATCAAAGGTTATTTAATAACTCTATTTTTTCCATGGTTTTTTCTAAATTAGATTTGTTTAAATTATTAAATAAATAATCTGTTTTTGGCGACTCTTCATTTTTTTTAATTTCTTTGTATATTGTATTTATTTTTAATACAATAGCTTCTGTTTCTTCGCGCTTATTTATAATAGCAACAGCAAAATTAGTATTTTCAACTAATAGAGCAAAAGCATAATATATGATATATTTTCGTTTTTTTTTCACATTATTATTGTATTTAATAATAAATAATTCAAATAAATTTTTTATTATTTTATGCTTCAAGCTATTGTTATTGTTTTCTGAATCAATTATAGTATATTTTTTATTTATAATAGCAGGGTCGCTATAATAAAATAAAATGTCCCATATTATCCATATAATATCATGCATATTTCCAACTGGAGCATAACTTCTATTTTCACATACACATTTTTTCTTTTTTTTAATACATATATTTTCATATTCTATAATCCATTCATACCAATAATAAACACTTATAATATTTTTGTTTATTAAATTAAAAATAAGCTCATTAATAGGTATTATTAACTCTTTTGGGTCATCTTCTTTTATTATTTCTTCTATATATGACACATTTGGTGCTTTAAATTTTTCACTCATACAAGTCAAATCAAAAGAATTATTTTTATCTAATTTAACATCGCTTATCACATTTTTCTTATTTGAAAAACATAATACACATATTATTTCGCAAAATAATTTTCTTATTTTTTCATTATTTCTCAACGCTAATAACTCTTTACTATATCCATTTTGTAAAATAGTTATGAAATTATTATAACGCATATTTAAATATAATGTTAATTTAGGATTACCATTATGTATATATTTATAAACATAATATAATATTATATCCCATACATCCAAATAATGTCCAGCACATATGAATTCAGCACTCCAATAGCAAGCATTTTCTATTTTTTCATCATATAAATTTTTCAATAACTCTAAACGGGCTTTTGATTTTTGAAATTTTGAAAAAGTAATATTTCTAAAAGAAACACGCACATCATTTATATGATTAGTCTCCATTATTTTTCGTTATAATAGTATTATTAATTTTAAGTTACATAAAAAATATAATATTAATACATAATAATAATAATATTATAATGAAATTATTTTCATCAAAAATTATAGCGGAGAGAAATATTTATGTGATATTAAATGAAACACTAAAACACTTTCTTAAATTGCCATTATTACACAAACTATTTTTATTTATGCTTATATTAGTATTTATATATTTAGTAAATAGAAAACCTTTGATTTATGAGAATTATGATGATATGACATCAAACAAAAGATTTGATAGTAAATTTGATGATGCTATATATGATGCTTTTTACACAAAATATTATGATAAAATTCATGAAAATAAAGAGCGCGATGTAGAACAATTAAAAATTATTGTGAGTTATGCTAAAAATAAGAAATTTGTTAAATTTTTAGATATTGGTTGTGGAACCGGATATCACGTATATTTGTTAAATAAAATGGATTATGATGTTGTTGGATTAGACAAATCTAAAAGTATGATTACAAAAGCACAATCAAAATATGCCAATTGTGAATTCATAGAAGGTGATATACTTAAAAATAATTTATTTGATTATAACTCATTTACACATATATTATGCTTAAATAAAACTTTTTACATTATTAAAGATAAAGATACATTTTTTGAAAATTGTGCATTATTATTAAATCCAGATGGAATATTAATAATACATTTGCTTACAAGAGAGAAATTTAAACCTTTTATTCTTCCTAAAGATAATACTATTTTGTATAATCCAGAAAATCATAATAATGCTATTACTAAAAATGTTATAAAATTTGATTCTAATTTAGAATATGTATGTGACTATGAAGTTTTAAATAATGGCACAAAAACAGATATTATTGATGATTTTAGTGAACCATATTCGTGCTATCAAGAAAAATTTGAAAATTATGAAACTCATAATATTCGTAAAAATTCAACAAATTTATACATGCCTACTATTGATGAAATAGTAAAACTTGCTAAAGCAAAAGGATTTGTTATAAAAGATAAAAAATCATTGGATTTTATCGGTCATAGTGACGAATATTTATTTATATTTAAAAAGATAACATAATCCTAATAATCCTAAATTTTATATAAGCAGTTTATCGAACATATTTACTTGCTCTGGCAAATGAATCTAAAACAAATAGTATAAATATTCCCAAAAATAAATATAATATTAGTTCTTCTGTAATGTAATTTGTTTTTTCATTGTGTTGTTCTTCTAATAAATGAACTATGTAATCTAACTTGGACAACAATTTATTGTTATCATAATTATGAGGATCAATATTTTGAGATAGTGAATTATAATTTAATTTATAACTATCACTATAATTAGCCAAATCCTTTTTTAGCAAATTTGATCCATTTAATACATTTGAATTTTCTAAATTAGAATCATTATTCATATTAGTATAACTATTAGTATTGCTATTAGTATTGCTATTAGAAGTTTGTAATTCGTTGTTAAAAAAATTATTTTGCGGTATATTATTTCCGGCTTCTCTCATTTTCTGTATTTTTGCTAATTGCTCGTTTAAACTATCTGTAAAAGATGTGCTAATTGATTCATCAATAGTGTTAGATTGGTAATTTGTATTAATGTTTTCATCTTCTTCATTATTTTCGTGAATTTTTGACATTAAATTCCCTAAACTGGTAATCTTATTTTTTAATACTTCATTGTTTTTAGTATTTGTTATGTTAGACTCATCAAATTCTACACTTTTCTTATTTTTTAAAGTTTTATTATTTGGTTTTTTATATAATTTAGATTCTGATAAATTATTATTTTCAGAATCTAATGGAGCCGGATTTAATTGAAACATATTATACTATTATAAAAAAATAAGATTATATTATTTTCAAAAAACTACTAAATAAAAGTATTTATTTTGGTATTAAGTTATTTTAGTAATAAAATAATTCAACTTAGTTGACTATTTAGTATTTAGTCTTTAATATAATTTCAAATCATATATTTTTTTAAAAATATTTTATATTTAATATATAATAAATACATTACAAATATGTATGATTTATTTAAAAAATATAAAATATTTTTAAAAAAATATAAATTGGATATTTTTATGAGTGATTTTGGTACCAATAAATTATTAATAGGTGTGCTTATGATTTTTATGAACATTGGTTCGCGTTATATTGAATTAAAGTTAACAAAAGGACAAGAAATGATACTTAAAAACATTGCTCGTGAAGTATTAATTTTTACTATTGCTTTTGTTGCTACAAAAGATTTAATAATATCATTTATTATTACAGGTATTTTTATTATATTGGCCAATTTTGTATTTAATGAAAAATCTAAATATAGCATTTTACCAGAAAAATATAAAAAATTAGCTTCACTAATAGATACTAATAATGATAATGTTATTTCTGAAAATGAGATAAATAAAGCATATGATATATTAAAAAAAGCACGTGGTCAAATAGATAATTATAATAAAATAAAAACAATAGAATCTTTTAATAATATGAATTATTAGTTAATATTTTAATTATATAGTATAAGTATACGATAAAATAATGAGCCAGTTTAGACCTATATTTTCAATAAATAATTATAAAATTCAAATAAATATTTTATATAATACAAAAGAAGGTGATGACACTAATAGCAGTACTGATGAATTGGATAGTAATTATTATATTATAGACAATATGAAAGATATTTTATTAGAAGAATTTTCTTATGATGAAACATACGACAATTTTAAAAACAAATACACAGATAAAACTCCTTTATATTTATATATTGTAAATGATTCTTTTTACATTGATAAATATGTAATAGATAATATTAGCAAGACTACAGTTGGTAGGTTTCCTGGTAAACCAAATAATGAACCTGAAGCTGAAGATAACTTTAAAACAAATCTTAAAAGATTCAGGGCAGAAAAAACTTCATATGAAGCGGAATTATTACAATTTTTCAAACCAATCCTTATTCAAGTACTAGGAACATTTAAAAAAAGTAGTGAAGAAGGTATTACTGATGACATTATTAAAAATATAAAAACATTAGAAAAACTATTTAATGATTGTAAAAATTTGATTAAAAAAAGATTATTCCATACTTTAGTAAAAAATTACTATGACACCATGAAAGCTTCTACTCTTAAAGACGCTCTTAGAGTATTTTATAATATTTCTAAAAATAGTTTAAGTGATAAATTTAAATATGAATATTTTTTAAATATAAAGACAATTAATGACATTTTTAAATTTATATCTGAAAGTAACAATGAAGACGATGATCCCTATAGAGGGTATGGACGAAGATCTAGTTTAAATAATAATCAAACAAAAGAAGAAATTTATAATAAATATTTTAAATATGTATTTCCTAATAAAAAAGATATAACTAATTTATCAGATCAAGATAAAGATAAAATTTTAATGTTTAATAATGTTTATTATATAATTAAAAATATTTATTTACTTGATAATACTATTATAAATGTAAAAAATTATAAAAGTGGTTACATTAATAAGCCAGCAGAGCAAAAATATTATATTAGTCAAGTCAGTTTGCTTGATTTAAAAGACAATATTACTCATTTTAAAATTGAAAAAAATAAAGTAACAATTTTTGTAAAAGCAAATTTAAAATATATTATTCAAGAACCTATATTACAAATTAATTACTTAATAGATGATTTAGAAAATGCCAAGCAAACATTTATACCACAAACTTATATACTACAACCTAAAGATATAAATAGTAATTATTCTAATTATGATAAAATATATATTCATGATAAAGTTAAATATGCATCTAATAGTCAAGCTATAGAAACTATTGCCATAAATTCGCGCAAAAGAGGATATATAAAAAATAAAGAAGAACTTTTTTTAAATACAAAAGCAATAAACTTATTTGATAAATATTTTAGAAAACAAATAGATAAATCAGGTGGAACTGAAGTTGATAATAATATAATTACATTAAATATTAAATATTTATTGTATAAAATTTTTAAATTTTATAATAATAAAGAATTTAAAAAATATTATATAGCAGATACATATATTAAATATTTTAATGAAAATAATGGTATACCATATTATAGTATTACTAAGGGTGATATTAAAGAAGGAAATGTAAGCAAAAAATATAAAACAATATCAAATTTATTTGCTGTGTTATCACCAACGGAAGATGAAGATGAATATGAAAAAGGAGAAGAAGAAAAAGCAGAAGAAAAAGCACAAGAAGAAGCAAAAGCAAAAGCAGAAGCAAAAGCAGAAGAAAAAGCAAAAGCAGAAGAAAAAGAAGAAGAAGCAGAAGAAAAAGCAAAAGCAGAAGAAAAAGAAGAAGAAGCAGAAAAAGAAGAAGAAGGAGAAGAAGAAGAAGCAAAAGTAGAAGGAGAAACAAAGAAAAGACCTATCCAACCTAGCCAGATTTTTCAAATAATTAAATCGTCTGATGCGCGTTTAAATAAGAATAACATATACAAAATAAATATAGTTTTTAGATGTTATTTGAATAAAAATGGTAAGAAACCTGATTTTATGCGCAAAATAATAGCCGAAAAATGTTTAACAAGAGCACAAAAATTAGATGAAGCTTTTACAAACACATTATATAGAGCATTTGACTTACCGGAAAATTATTTGTATAATAAACTTACAAATATTACACGTAAGCAAAAACCTAACGTAGCGCCTAACGTAGCGCCTAACGTAGCGCCTAACGTAGCGCCTAACGTAGCATTAGAAAATAAAATTAATCCAGTTGTTCTGGAAGAAAATATAGCAATAAATATGCCTAATAAAAGAGGAGGAAAAGTAACAAAAAAATATAATCATAATAAAAATAGTGCAAAAATAAAATTCATTAATAATGTTTACTAATAATGTTTACTAATAATGTTTACTAATAATGTTTACTAATTATTCTTACTAATAATAATATATAATTATTATATTTACCAATAATAATATATTATAATAATATATAATCAACGATGAATATTTTAAACACTTTTAAAAAAAGATTGTCATTTAAGAAACCGATTGCCTCTATATTATTTATAGTTGCTTTGTTAATAATAATAGTTTATTATTTTAATAAAGATATATTTACAAATATGAATGTTGAAAATTTTGAAAATGATGGAAAAAAGAAAGTAGTATATTTTTATATGGATGGTTGTCCACATTGTGTCTCGTTTTCTCCTATATGGGATGAGTTTAAAAAAACTTCTCCGCTAGCTACTCATAAAATAGAAAGCACGGATGCTGGCACAATGATGAGTAAATATAAAATATCCGGTTTTCCAACTATATTATTATTAGATGAAAATAATAATAAATTAAAAGAATTAGAAGGACCTAGAACTATTGCGGGTTTAAACGCTATGATTAGAAATCATATTTAATTACGTTTTATTGTAACTTTTAAAAAGTATAAAAAAAATTGATAACATATATATTTTATAGTTTATACTATAAAGTATATATTATAAAGTATAAAGTATAAAGTATAAAGTATAATATGGATTCTTGTTTTAATGAAATCTTAACTGATTCTGATTTATGTAATGAAACATATAGCCTGGATATATTAAAAAAATATATTAATAACTTAAATAAAAAAGTTGTGCTTAGCACACAAAAATTAACAGCACAATTTTGTGTAAAATTCATTTTAGATACTGCTATTGTATCTGGAAATCAAGAAAGCGGTGTTTATACTAAAGAACATATTCTAAGATTACAAACACATATTTCCAGTGAGGAATTTGATGAATATTATTTGGAATATGTTATTAAAGGAAATAGTAATAATATCTAGTAATAATATTTAATACCAATAAATAATAGTAAATTAAAAAAAATAATAATATAGTATTATTTATATGGTTAAAGTTAATTTTTTTAAAAATATGAAAAATAATATGTCTTTAAAAAAAATTTTTATAATTTTAGGATTATTAAGTGTAATAATTGTAATATTATTTTCTTTAACTAATGAATATTCATTAGAAAATTTTAAACCTAAACCTAATGTTAAAGCGGAAATATATTTATGGGTAGGTCCTAATGGTTCGTTAGAGAATGATTTAGCCCGTCGATGGTTAGATTTTACGAAGGAGTATGGTAATATTCCCAATATTAAATTAGGAAGAGGAAAAGCGAGTGAGTTTACAAAATATTTAGAACTAGATAAATATCCTGAATTGAATTTAAATACTAATAAAGCTTTGGAACCTTTAAAATCGGTTGATCTTACTAAAGATTATAATAAATTAGTTCCATTTGTTTCAATCTTTTTTGTCGGTGTTCAAGAAGGTAAGGCATATAAAAATCCATTAGGTTTGGCTACAGATAAAGACGTGACATATGATAATCTTTCTAAATCAATCAATTTTCTTAGTGCCCTCTTCTATGATTCATTATATGAAAATGATGTTAATGTAGTGCCTGCTCCTCCTGCTGCTCCTGCTGCTCCTGCTGCTCCTGCTGCTCCTGCTGCTTCTGCTGCTTCTGCTGCTCGTGCTGCTCCTGCTATTCCAAAAATGCCATGGGCTTAATAAAAGATATTGAAAGTGTTTACTTGTTAAAAAAAATTGATATTGACTATTAAATAATAATATAGATTAACAACATTAATATATATTATATAAAGCAGTTAAAATATGCTTACTAAATTAAATGATTTGATTTTGGTAAAAATTGTATCACGACCATCCAAATTATGTAAAACTCCTTATGTTGCTGATATAGAACTTCACGATGGTTCAATAGTTCAAGCACATTGTGCTTCTATGGGTTGTTGTGGATTATCTGAAAAAGAATCTTATGTTTATGCGTCCCCTATAAAGTCTAATTGCAGTCAAAGTAAATCTAAGGTATGCTCTTATAAAATTTATTTGGCAAATTTTTGTGAAGAAAAAATTATTAATGCGCAATTATACATTAATAAACAATTAATAGGTATTGACCCAAAATTAGCCGAGACTTTGGTAGAAAATGCGTTAACAAAAAATTATTTGAAAACATTGACAAATATTAAAACCTATAAGCGCGAGGTTAAATTGCTTAATTCGCGTTTTGATTTTGCTGGAATAGATGAGAATGGTAAATATTTTGTATTAGAAGTTAAAAATGTTCCTCTTGCTGATTATGCTGATGTGTCTTCTAGTGACCGCAAAAAAATGATTAAGCATGGGGACTTTGTTAATATTCATATTAATGAAAAAATTTCATATTTTCCAGATGGCTACAGGAAAAAGAAAGGTGAGGTTGTAAGCGAACGCGCCTTAAAACATATTAATGAATTGGCAGAAATTACTTGTTCAAAAATTATTAGACCTATTATTTGTTTTGTTGTTCAACGCACAGATGTTACAAGTTTTCAAGCATCTGTGCTAGACCCAATTTATAAAGACGCCTTTAATGAAGCAATTAAAAAAGGTGTAGAAGTTATTGTATTGGTTGTTTCGTGGAATGCTGAAGGAGAGGCTACTTTTATAACTTGCGAATTGCCTATTAATTATTAAAATATACTAACTACGAATCAAATTTTAGATAGACCATTTCATAAATTTCTGATTCATTTGATTTACGTAATCAAATATGTAAATAAATAAATATTGAGTTTTTTTTTTAAAGCGTTATTAGGTAAAGTTTCATTAGGAAATAATATTAAATATATTTCAAGAGAAAATATCAAATTTTTTTTAAAATTGATATTTAATGTTTTTTATTATAAAAATAACTATTTATAATTATTTAATATGGACTATAGTCAATTATCAAAAGAACTAACAAGCAAATTGTCAAAAACACTAAAAAAAAATAGTGGTATTTATTTTACACCTCCATCAATTATTGTCGAGAACATTAAACTGCTTGAACCATATATGAATACTATTTCAAATGTATTAGAACCATCTTGTGGTTCTTGTGAATATATTAACGCATTATTAAATAATTATAAGCATTTAAAAATTACTGGACTAGAATTAAATAGCACGATTTATGAATCTATTAAAGAGTTAGGTTCTGTTAATGTAAAATTATATAATAGTGATTATTTAAAATATGATAATAGTGAAACTTATGATTTAATTATTGGCAATCCGCCTTATTTTGTAATGAAAAAAGAAGATGTTGCTAAAAGTTATTATAAGTATTTTGAAGGGCGACCAAATATTTTTATATTATTTATTATTAAATCTATAACATTAATAAATGACAATGGAATAATTAGTTTTATATTGCCAAAGAACTTTTTAAATTGTTTATATTATGATAAAACTAGAAGCTACATTAATGCGCACTTTCAAATTTTAAATATTGTTGAATGTGTAAATTCAAAATATATTGAAACTCAACAAGCAACAATATTATTGATTATAAAAAAAACGATTTCAAATAGCATTAGTAATGAAGACTTTGTTTTGGAACGTTCTAACTATACTATATTTGCCACTAAAAGTAATTGTGCGCAATTGAAAACTTTGCTTTTAAATTCAACCTCACTAGAAGGACTGGGATTTAAAGTAGGAATTGGTTCTGTTGTGTGGAATCAATGTAAAGATTTATTAACAAATGATGCTTCAAAAACTCGATTAATATATAGTTCATCTATAGAAAATAATAACTTGTGTCTTCAAAGTTCTAATAATACTGAAAAAAAAAACTATATAACTAAGAAGGGGATTATTGGTCCAATGATAGTTGTAAATAGAGGTTATGGTGTAGGTAACTATAAGTTTAATTATTGTTTAATTAATGAAAATTATGAATATTTACTAGAAAATCATTTAATAACTATTGTGTATATTAAAGAATTACCTCGCGAAGAGTTATTAATTTTATATAAAAAAATTATTACTTCATTAGAGCATAGTAATACGTTAGAGTTTGTAACAACTTATTTTGGAAATAATGCTATTAATAGCACAGAATTGAGCAAAATACTTCCTATTTATTATAATTAAGATTAACTTATTTGAAATGCTGGAAATGCTATGCCATTTCCGTTCTTCCATCGTAATAATACACTAATTTTTTTTCCACTTTTACTAATACATTCATATTTAAATTTTTCTGGTTGTTTAAGTACATCAATTAGCGTATAATCATCACTATTAACAATTTGTTTAATAAATGAATTGTTAGTATAAAGCATATAAATTTTATTTGCTTGTGAAGTTAGTAAATAATTTGTTAACATAGAACTATTTAAATCAGTGCTATTAATAAATTCTGTTATACTTATATTAGATAATTCTTTAGCATAATTATACAAATTAATATGTTCTTGTTTTCCTGTAAATTTACTGCTTTTGCTACAACCACTATAATATAGTTCTTGATAGTGTTTCATACATTTTGGTTTATTACTATGTATTTGTTTTAAATATTCTTCTTTAGATGGCATTTTTAAATTTGCTATTTTTGCTAATTTATGAAGATAATTAGTATAATAAAATTCTTCATAACTATTACTTAAATAACTACTCGGTTTCATTGGTGAAACAAATTGTGGTGCTTTTTCTAGAGATGAAACATTAAATTTAAATTCGACCTTAAAATCATCATAACTATCTTCTGTATAATAAAGTTTAATTAAGAAATCATAATTATTTCCGCGTCCTGCTTTGTTTACACAATCAACTTTAATATATGGTTTATTACTTAAACTATTAATATAACTAATAACATTATATTTCATAGTTAGCCATTTTCCCAAAACAAAATAATTTTCTGGAACTTTATTGTTTATTAACGCACCTATAATATGTTCTCGTGTTTTATTATTTTTATCGTTATTTGATCTTGACGATACATTGAAAGTGTTAATGCTTTTAACACTTATTATCTCTTTATTATAGGTAAATGGTGTAAATGGTTTAAAACTAAACAATGTTTTCAGATTTGTTATTGATGACATAATGTAGTATTTAACATATTTATTAATAAATATTCAATTTTTAATTTTTTATTTTTAATTTTTTATTTTTATTTTTTATTTTTTATTTTTTATTTAAAAATAATCATTTAATATATATTAAAATATATTAAATGAGTACAACGACGAGGACCCCTGATGATAAAAAAAATGAGTGGTTACAATTTATAGAATTTATAAAGCGCAAATATGGTTCTAATAGTTCAGAGTATATTAGAATAAATGATTATAATAATCACTCAGATAGAAGTGTAGCAGAATATTATAACTATAAAAATCCATCTCTTGCTATAACAGACATCCCATTAAATGAATTATTACAAAATGTGAAATTTAAAGCAATGCTTGAGTTGGACAACCCTGTTGAAATATCAAAATTTACAGAAATTTATAATGACACTGATTATTTGATGAGAGGTTTAAATGCTATAGACGATAATTTATATATACAATGTAATCCGGTAAAGGTAGACAATAATGGTGCTATAGAAGAAGAACCAACTAATAGTAATAGTGCTTCGACTGTTGCTTCAATTATTACAGAAGGTGCTGATTTTTTTTCACCAGACAAATTATATAGTAATGTAGCATTAGTTGTATTTTTATCTCTATTGTTGGTGGTTGTTACTTATGCCGTGGGTCGGTGGCTATGGGGAGGAGGTTTTAGCAGTATGGTTACTTACGCAAAAGCAGCAAAAGCATCATTACCAACATTACGTTCTAATAAACAAGTACCAGTTACTCCTTAAATAGTTGAGGCGTTATGTGTTTCACAAGATACAGGATGATAACTATTAGTATTTATAATATTATCTGGTTGTTTTTGAATTGAACCTATTAATTCTTCTTCTAATGAAGTTTGGTTCATAATATTATTATTATCAACATTACTATTAGTATTAGTATTACTATCAGTATTTAAGTTTATCATAGCTAACGATTTATTATGAGTGCTTGGAGCCATTACTCCATGATCTACTTCATTAGAACGTGTTACAAAAACTAATGCTGCTATTCCAAAAAATATAGCAATAATGGGATTGCTGTTTAAAAATAATAAAATAACAATAGCAATAAGAGAGAAATAAGTGTATATATTGTTTACGTATGGTGCTAACTCATATGGCGTAGATACATTACTTATTAAATATAATAAAATAAGAACTACCAAAATTATTTCGCTAATTGTAATATTTTTTAAATTTTTAAAATTTGTAGATATACTATTTACGGAATTCATTATAGTATAATGAAATATTTTATTAAAAAATATATAATAAATTATTGAATTATTGAATTATTGAATTATTAAATTATTAAATTATTGAATTATTAAATTATTAAATTGATTAAAAAAATTTAACAAAAATGTTTTAAACTATTTTTAACTAAGCATAATTTATAATGATGATAAAAAAAATTAGTCCTAAAAATAGAGAGACATATATAGAATTGATGCAGCTTATAGAAGTTTTAAAAAAAAATGGACTAAATAGTTATTTGGGAAATAAAGGATATACGCTATACAAAATCTGTTTGACTCCTAAAATAATAGAATTTATTAAAAATGAGTTAACAGTAAAACCTTTTACACAAAATTCCTATGCTGAAGCTAAATCATTTCCTATTTATCAAGAATCAGAAAAAAAAATATATGTTCCTAGATATTGGGGTATTAAAATGTTTGGTTATCCTAAACTATTAAAAATCGCATTTGGAGAATCTATAAATTTAACTTTTAATGGACAATTGAGAGATTATCAAACAAAAGTGTTGAATGAATATTTAAAAGCAATTGATTTTGGAACTCCTGATAATATTAATAAAGGCAATGGCACAGCACTTATTGAACTATGGACTGGAGCAGGTAAAACAGTGTTAGGTCTTAAAATTATAGAAGTTCTAAAGAAAAAAACCATAATCTTTGTTCACAAAACCTTCTTAAAAAATCAATGGATAGAGAGAATTGAGGAATATTTACCTGGTGCTCGTATTGGTACAATACAAGGTCAAATAGTTGATATAGAAAATAAGGATATTGTGTTAGCAATGATACAAAGTATTAGCATGAAAAATTATCACGAATCGCTATTTGATAGTTTTGGATTAAGTTTATATGATGAATGTCATCATATGTCAAGCGAAGTATTTAGTAATTGTCTTAAAAAATGTAATACTCTATATGGTCTTGGACTAAGCGCTACTATGGAGAGAAAAGACGGATTAACAAATGTCTTTAAAATGTATTTAGGTGATATATGTTATAAACATTCCAAAAATAGTTCACAAGATAATGTTTTAGTAAAAGCAATTGATTTTATAGTGAATGGTGACGATGAGTATAATGAAGTGGAGAGAGATTTTAGAGGACAAGTAAAATATAGCACAATGGTTAGCAAAATATCTAATTTTAATTTACGTAGTGATTTCATAGTTCATATTTTAGAAAGCGAAATGTTTATTAATCCGGACCAACAATTTATTGTTTTGGCACAAACAAAAAATTTATTAAATTATTTATATAAAGCATTATGCTATAAAAATTTTGCTTCTGTAGGATTTTATATTGGCGGAATGAAAGACGAAGATTTAAAAAAGAGTGAATCCAAAAAAATTATTTTAGCCACATTTAGTATGGCTGCTGAAGCATTAGATATTAAATCATTAACCAGTTTATTTTTAGCAAGTCCTAAATCAGATATTGTTCAGGCAGTTGGCAGAATTTTGAGAGAAAAACATAGAAATCCATTAATAATAGATTTAATAGACAATCACGATGTATTTTTAAATCAATTTACTAAAAGAAGAGCATTTTATAATGAAAAAAATTATAAAATAATCCGCACAAATCAAGAAAAATATAATGACTATGTTAAGTATTTAAAATCTCTCAAATTAATAGAAGAAAAGTCAATTTTAGCTTGCGAAGAAGAAATAATATTAAATATTACAAATCAAGAAAACAATATAGATTTGAACGCTAGTCCTAGTCCTAGTCCTCGTGTTAATTTTTGGAATTATTTATTATTTAAACCGCGCAAAAATAATAAAAATAATACTAGTCAACCCACGAATTTAAGCGAGTCAAAATGCTTAATTCAATTGTAAAAATTTATTACTATTTACATATATTTAATTCGTCGTGATTTGTTATTTTTTTTTCCACCATGTCTTCTTCTTTTTCTTCTAGTATATGAACCTTTGTATCTATAACCTCCTAGCATTATAATATTTTATAATATTAAAAAATATTAAAAAATATTAAAAAATTTAAAATATAAAAAAATATTTAATAATTTAAAATATTAAAAAATATTTAATAATTTCTGCGTGTGCGTCTGCCACCTTTTCCTCTTCTTCTGGTGCCTCTGCTTCTGCGACGTTTGCCTCCGTAACTTTGCTGCTGATGTTGTCTGCGCTGTTTTCCACCTTCTTGAATAAATACACCTTCTAAAGCCGATAACATTTTTATATACTATAAATATATTTTATTTTTATGGACAATTAAATTAATTTTGTTTTTATCAATTATATAATTATTTTTTGCTAAATTTTTAGGAATCCATTTTTTAAATTTTTTATTATAAATACATTCAATAATATATGATTTATTTAAATCAACATATTTTTCTAAACTAGTATTTTCAAATTCTTCTTCACAATCGCTTTCTTCCAATAAATCGAGATTTTTATTTTCTTTTATTTTTCTAAATAAATTATTCATAAAAACACTTGTTTTATAACTATCAATTAACGCATAATCATAAAAAGTTTCTTTATTATTTTCTAAAATAAATAAATTGTATATATCTTGATTTATACACGCAGTAACTTTAAAATTATAACCATAATTTTTTTCATTATTATTTAATAAATTATTAGTTATAATAAAATTTCCTAAATATTTGTTGCTATTATAACATGAAATGCAGTATATTTCATAGTCTAATTTATATATTATTTTGAATAATGTATCGTAATTATCTAAAATTATTCCTAAATATACGCCAAAATAATTATTTACACTATACACATTTAAAGAAGTATTTATTATATAGTGTAAAACATTTTTACATATATTTAATTTGAATGTGAAATTATTACTCGAATATGTATTCAATATATTATTATATATATTATAATTTACTACATTTTCAAGTATAAAATAATGATGTGTATTATTACACTTTGAACTTTTACTAGTATGGGCACTTTTTAAATTATATTTGTAAAAATATGTTCCAACTAATAATACATTATTATAACATAATGTATTATCATAACTGATGTTAAATTTATAGAATTCATTTGATTCATCGTCCAAATTTTTATTGTTTATAAATAATAATAAACATAATAAATCTTTTTTATAATATGTGAACCATAAATAAGATTTACGCCCTTTAGGTTTTAAAATATAATAGTTAGCATTAGTTACTAAATTAGATATTGCATAATTTTTGGTGTTACTAATATTATTTGTATAATTAGCAATTGGAAATTTGTGGACAATAAATTTAAAATCAGTAAATTTAACTAAAGAAGAAATCTCTGTAGTTTTACGCTTGTCTAATTTATTTTTCTCTAACATAATATATTAATTATTACACTAATATTATTTAAATAAATTTTTTCAATTTTTAATATAAATGTAAACTTAAACCTATAATTTTAATTTATTAAAAAAATCGTTGAGTTCAGATTTCATATCATTAGTTAATCCATTATTATTATTATTATTATTATTACTAAATTCTTGATTAATAAATTCTTGATTAGTAAATTCTTGATTAGAAAATCCATTATTGTAATTAGCATAATCACTATATTTATTAATTTCTTCTAAACTTGTGCTGTTAATTTGTAAATTAGACGAGGGCATTATATTTTTTTCTTTCATTGTTTTTATTTGCGAATTATTATTAGATTCGCTATTATAACTATTATAAGTATTATAAGTATTATAATAATCTTTAATTTTGGTCGAAGTCAAATTATTTTGAAAAAATAAATATAAATTATGTAATAAAAAAATTAATACAACATATATTAAAGTCCATTTTATTATATATATAACCATTTGATTTGTATATTATAAAAAAAATTATTATTTAATTAGAACTTATAATATTTATATAATATTTATAATATTTATAATATTTATAATATTTATATTATATATTTTATAAAAACTTAAACACTATATTATATATTTATTAACTATAATAATTAATAATTATTAATTAATGTTATCTTGTATTACATTAAAAAATACAAGTTTTACTCTTTTGAAAGTTAAAAATGTTACTGAAGAAAATATATATAAAAAATGCGGATATAAGACTTCTGTAAATTTTAAAAGAATTTATACTTGGGATTTAGGTGATAAAAATATTGAACTATGGTCTAAAGAAGATATGAACATAAAAAAATACAACGAACATAATATTTTTACCAAATATTCTATAAAATTAAATGTAAATAATAAATGTATATTTTTTTTAAGAAATAAAGAGCAATTTATGAATTTGGACATTGATGTTTTTAATAAATTTTTTGATTTGAAAGAAACTATGGAAATTAACAATGATGAAAGTAGCAATATTAGTAATACTAATTTAACCGATACTAATTTAACAAATGAGAATTTAACAAATGAATTATTAAATAAGTTATTACATAGTAATACAGAAAATGAAGAAAATTTTGAATTTAATTCGGAATTAAGTTATGAATTATATAGTTATTCTGATGATGAAAACGATGATACTAATTGCGTAACTTCTAAATAAAATAAAATAAAATAAAATAAAATAAAATAAAATAAAATAAAATATAAATATAAATATAAAAATTGATAATATTAATAATACTTTAATTGTTAATATTATGAGTAAATTTAATAGAAAAATAAATGATCCAGAAATTTTTAGAGCAAATGTTGTAAAAAGTTTGTATAATATTGTACAAAATCAAAAAATTAGTGAAAATTTAGAAAAAGGTATATATAACTATTCTTTAGATGTAAGTGATGAGAAAAAAATTATTAAAAAATGGTCCAATGAATCGTTTGTTGTAATATATATTCAAAAATTACGCACTTTAATGTTTAATTTAAAAAATAAAGAGTTATTAGATAAATTGTTGTCAAAGTCATTAAAAGCACATGAATTTGTTTATATGAGTCATCAAGAATTACGACCTGATTTATGGGATATATTAGTTGAAGAGAAAAAAATTAAAGATGAAAATAAGTATACACCAAAAATAGAGGCATCAACTGATAATTTTGTTTGTGGTAAATGTAAATCTAAAAAATGTACTTATTATCAATTACAAACACGAAGTGCGGATGAACCAATGACTACCTTTGTTACATGTTTAGATTGTGGAAATCGATTTAAACGATAAACAATAAACAATAAACAATAAACAATAAACGATAAACAATAAACAATAAACAATAAACAATAAACAATAAAATTATAATAAGTCTAAATCTTGTAATTTCCAATACTCAAAATTATTATTAGGCAAAGGTCTTTGAATTATAAAAGGTAATTTTTTTTGTTCTAATTCCATTTGTGCTATTAAATAATTATCAATTATTTTTTCATTAGTAGTTACATAGGGATTAGTGCCACTATTTAATTGTTTAACTCGCATTCCTAATATTTTTGTTTTTTCATATTTTGTTAGTATTGGCATTGTTTTATGTAATTCATCTATAATAATGCCATCTTTATTACGTGTAATTTTACACAATTCTTTTATTTCATTAAAATTTTTATATAAACATTCATTATGATAATTTAATGTATGGTTTTTTTTTAACTCATTATTAAATTTATAAAAATCGTGTTCTCCTAAATCTTCTACTTCATAATCATATTTTGTATAACTACTTTTTGGGTTATCAAACACGTTTATTTTTTCTCCCGTTTCATCTTGTTCAGGTTCATCTATTTTAATTTCTTCATCCAATTCTTCATCATCACTTAAAATTTCTTCGTTAGAACTTGCACTACTAGTTTTATCACTTTGTTCATCTTCATTTTCGCTTAATACTTCTTCTTCTAATTCATCCATATTATAAATTAAATTATAAATATATAAAAAAAACTATTTATATCAATTATAATTTTTATTATTATTATAAAAATTTTATTATTTAATTTGTTTTCCAAACAAAATCACAATGACTACATAAATATAAATATTTCATAGAAGTGTCATCATAACGAATAAATATAATTTCTTTTTTTGTAGAATCGAATTCAGTCTTATTTGTTTCGCATGTTTCATTTGGACATTTGATATAATTAATTCGCGGTAAAGTAATATCTAATTTTGTATATTTATTAATATGAACATTATATTTATCTTCAGATTTATTAATATTTTCTCTCAAGATACATTCATTTACATTTATAAGTTTATCATCTACATTTCCACAATTTCTACAATAATAAACAATTTTATCGCATTCATCATTTTCTAATTTAATATAATACATATTATCACAATTAGAACAAAAATCCATAACAATTATATATATATATATTTATAATTGTTAAATTATTTTTATATAATCAATTTTACATAATAATATTTAATTATATTAGTCTATATTAGTCTATATTAGTCTATATTAGTCTATATTGGTCTATATTGGTCTATATTAGTCTATATTAGTCTATATTAGTCTATATTAGTCTCCAATACTAACTTATAAAGGTTAGCATAATCTAAATAAAATTCCAAATTATACATAGAAATATAAAACTTCTTCCTTTTTTGAATAATTAATTCACATTCTTCATTTTTTTCACTTCCATCAATAAATTGAGCATATTTATTTTTATTAACATTAAGATATTCAATAATATTATTTTTATTAGTTATAAATGTTTCATATACTATATTTTTAAATTTATACATAATCATTATATCATCTTTTTTATTACTTGTATTATTACCATAATTTTGTATGTATTTTATGATTTTACATATTGAAAACTCAATATTTTTATATGTTACTAAATAATTATATTTTTCAATACTATTATTATCTTGAGCAACTCCTGGTTCATTTAATAGTGGATTTTCACATAATACAATAGATAATGTTAATAATATTGAATTAATAGTTTGACACGATGTCCAACTTTCGCCAGACCACGTATTTAACATAGATAAACATACTTTTCCATTTGTATATAAATTAGGATTAAAACGCATAGCGCCGTCATTTGTTAAATAACGCACTAATGGCGGAGAAAATGGATAATTGTCCGGAAAAGTAAATTCAAAAAAATAATAACCATAACCATAAGGCGTATTTTTTTGCCCAATTATTAAACCATAACCTTTCATTATATTTTCTTCATCGTGTTTATAATATATATTTTCTAAACTTAAAGAATGCTCATTATCTAAAATATATTTAACATCCTTTGCTATTCTTTTTATAGTATTGTTATTTATACTCATAGTTCATAATAATAATAATATTATATTTTTAATTAGATTTCTAAAATACTATAAAAATAAATTATTATAAAATTGAAATAAAAATATATTATATATGAATATATATAGTAATGTCCAACACTATAAATTCTAATACACTTACTTCATCCAAATGGGATGAATATATGAAATCTTTAAGAGCAGAAAAAGGTTCAATTATGACACATACAAAAATAGGCAACAAAGAATTAAATATTTTTGGTGGCATTTATAACATCCCAAATTTGAGTGAATTTTGGGATAAATATTATCAATATGTATTTGTCGAAAAAAACAAGGAATATTTAACCGAAAAACAATTAATAGATGATGGTCCTTTATTGATTGATATTGATTTACGTTATGAAACTTCGATTAAATCAAGACAACATAATAAAGAGCATTTAATTGACTTGATTGCTTTATATGCTAATAAATTAAATTTATTGTATAACATTCCAAATGGTTCTAAAATTAATGTTTATGTATATGAAAAACCAGATGTAAATAGCATGGAAGACAAAACAAAAGATGGTATTCATATTGTATTTTGTATTAAAATGCACAAATCACATCAATGCGTATTGCGTAAAATGGTGATTAGCGAAATAAAAGGAATATGGGATAATATTCCAATTACAAATAATTATGAAGACGTATTTGATGAAGGAATAACAAAAGGGTTTGTTAATTGGCAAATATATGGTTCTCGTAAACCACAACATAAAGCATATAGTTTGACTTATTTATTTGAAATAACTTATGATTCTGAAGAAGAAATATGGAATTTTAGAGATTGTAATATATCAAAAATAAATATTCAAGAACATTTACCATTAATGAGTGCGCGTTATAAAAATCATCAATCTTTTGAACTTACTAATAATTCGTCTATTCTTGAAAAAATAGAAAATGAAAAAAAAGAGTTAAATAATCGTGAACACAAGCAAAAGGTAAACATTATTAGCAATAAGATTGACCTTGATATGTATGATTTTTCAAAAATAGATAATATGGCAAGTCTAGATAATTTGATTGAATGTTTTATTGATGAAATTTCTTGTACAGAATATGAAATTAAAGAAACACACCAATTTACTATGATTTTGCCGGAAATGTATTATGCCAGTGGGTCATATAATAAATGGATTCGTGTAGGTTGGGCACTTAAAAATACTCACGAAAAACTCTTTTTAACATGGATTAAATTAAGTTCACAAGATTCGTCATTTAAATTTTCAGAAGTTCAAAATATGCATGCTATGTGGAAAAATTTTGATGTTAAAAATAACGATGGCTTAACAAATCGTTCAATTATGTTTTGGGCAAAAACCGATAATTTAGTTGAATACAAAAAAATTAGAAATGAAACAATTTCATATTATATTGAACAAACATTACAAACAATGATTTTAAAAGATAAAGTTGCTGAATTTGACTTGGCAGTAGTATTATATCAACTATTTAAAGACCAATTTGTATGTGTTAGCATTAAAAATAATCAATGGTATGAATATAAAAATCATAAATGGAATGAAATTGATTCAGGAAGCACTCTTAGGTTATTAATATCCAAAAAGATGCATGATATTTATTGTGCAAAATCGCATGAACTAATTGAAGTTATTACAAAAAAAGAGAATAATGATGAAAATACTGAAAATTTGAAAACTCGCTCTCTTAAACTAGGAGATATATGTATATTGTTAAAAACTACAAGTTGGAAAAATAATATTATGAGAGAAGCCAAAGAATTATTTTACGATAAAGAATTTATGAATAAATTAGATTCAAATGTTTACTTATTATGCTTTAATAATTACGTTATCGATTTTAAAAATAAAACGCACAGAAAAGGTAAACCGGATGATTATATTTCTAAATCGACAAATATTGATTATATTCCTTATAAAGTTTTGACTAGTTCATACAAATCAAGTATTAATAATAATTATGATTCTATTATTAAAGAAATAAATAAATTTATGGATGAATTATTTCCAGACGAAGAATTGAGACGCTATATGTGGGAACATTTAGCATCAACACTTATTGGAACAAATGACAATCATACATTTAATATATATACAGGAAGCGGTTGTAATGGTAAATCAAAGTTAGTTGAATTAATGAGTAGATGTTTGGGAGACTATAAAGCAACAGTTCCAATTACATTGATTACACAATCACGTAATTGTATTGGTTCAACATCGCCTGAAATTGTTGCTTTAATGGGCGTTCGCTATGCTGTTATGCAGGAACCAAGCAAAGGAGATACTATTAATGAAGGTATTATGAAAGAAATTACTGGAGGCGATCCTATTCAGGGTCGTGCACTATTCAAAGATAGCGTTACTTTTACTCCACAATTTAAATTAGTTGTATGTACAAATGTCTTATTTGATATTAACACAAATGATGACGGCACATGGAGACGAATTCGTATTTGTGATTTTATGTCTAAATTTAATGAGGCACCATATGAAAATGAAGACAAGTTTCCTAAATCCAATTTTCCATATCAATATTTAATTGATAAAAAAATAGATGAAAAATTTACATCATGGGCACCTGTATTGGCATCAATGCTAGTTAATATAGTATATGAAACAGGAGGATTAGTTAATGATGTTAAAATTGTTACGGCTGTTAGTGATAAATATCGCGAAGGTCAAGATTATTTAACTGAGTTTGCTAAAGAAAAAATATCTCGCAAACGTGATAAATCAATTAAAAAGACTGAGATTATGGAAGAATTCAAGAAATGGTATATTATGCAATATGGTAGAAACAATATACCAAATGGTAAAGAAATTACTGATTATATGAATAAACAATATGGAAAATGTAATAGAGGTAAGTGGTATAATGTTGAAATTAATTATGAAGATGCTAGCGATGATGATACTGCTAACGAACTATAATGTTAATGTTTTGCATAATATTTTGTATAATATTTTATTTAATATTGAAAATAAAATATTGTAGTTACATATATTTTTTATATTTGTGTTTTTAATATATTTGTGTTTTAATATTTTTTTGTTCTCTTCTTGGGTTGCCTCCTTTTTTTATTTGAATATTTTGGTTTTTTCATTTTTGTAATAGCTATTGCTTTTCTTGACTTATTTTTATATTTAATGCTCTTGATTTTCTTGATTTTCTTGATTTTCTTGATTTTCTTAGACCTCTTGCACCTGTCATTGCTTGCCATTCTCCTTGTAAAATTCGTGCAAGAGCTTCTTTTTTTACTTGAATATCAGTATTGTGAAATAAGAAATAATGCCCGGTCTTGAACATTATTGATATTGCTGATTCTCTTGGATATACAACCTCACTGCCATGTTTATAAACATCAGCATAACAAGGAATCCAAGAAAGCACATAAGGCCGCGATGACTTATCATCATAATTCAATATTAAAAAATTACGCTTATAAGCGTATGCTAATAATAGAAACGCCTCTCCGGGTATATGTGATAATGTTTTTAAAATTTCAAAACGTTTTCTCAATGCTCTTTTATTTGTTTCATTTCTTATATTTTCTTCACTAATCATCATTGAATCTTCTTTACTAAATTCCATGTAAAATTTAGACATATTTAGTTCATCGGGCAAAGGAATACCCATTGTTATATGTAATTTTTTTGCTTTATAATATTCTTCAACTCCTAGTACTATGCTATCTATTATAGTATCTTTTGACATTACTATATCAGTTCCACTAGTATAATCAATGGTGGCAGTATATAGGCCACAAAAACCATCGCCTCGTGGGTCGATAACAGACCAATTATTTTTACCAAATAGACGTGCTAATTTGCTTTTTAAATTTTTAGCTTTTTGACCAACATTAGCATTCGAATGAATCATTGTATTTAACCACATATCAAAATCAACTTCTTTTGCTTCTTTTTCGACATTTTCTTTAAATCTTGGATCATTAAAATCTATCTCGCCATCCATAAAATCTCCGGGATTTAAACCAGTAGAGCTTGATGGTTGATCTCTTGAGCTTGATGGTGGTTTTGGAGGTGATCGCTGTTTTGGAGACGAAGACTCGTATGTTTCTAATAACTCAACTAATGCTTTTTCAAAATTTCCATTATTACTTTTTAAATAAATTTCGGCTATATCTGGTGTTAAACCAGGAATTAATTCTACTAACTTATCTATATCTGTAAGAAGGGGTGGTAGTGGTGTTGGTGGAGGTGGTGGCGGTGGAGGTGGTGGCGGTGGAATAGGTTTTTTTTTACCAAAAAAAAAGTCCATACTATTATATATTTATATAATATTTTTATTTATAATATCTTCGTAGCTTTTTGTATCTTCTTTTATATTATTATATTCCAAAAAGTAAATATATCCTTCATACGTAAAATTTATTAAGTGTACTAATATTATAGGCATAATTAAATATAAGAATAATAACAAAACTAATATTTTATTTGTGTATTGTTTTTCGCTAAAAAATTTAGAAAATATTAAATATACAATTAAAATACTATAATATACTATTAACATATAAAACCTAATATTAATATAAAAATCATAATTATTTGTTTGATATAGATTTTTTCTATTATCAACATGTAAATTTGTTTTATAACTATCTATTTTTGTCTGTATTTTTTCTAATTCATCTAATTTATTATTTATAGTATTTGAAACTGTTTCTTTATGTAAATACAATGACTTATAATCTTTAACAAATGTTACATAATAATTGTATAAAGAGTGTAATATTTTTTTTTCTTCAATTATGAAATCTCTCATTGTTTTATAAGCATTGCTTGCGCAATCAATTTGAAATCTTGGTTTATCTTTAAAAGTATCGTGTCGAGAATTTAAAGCATCTCTCGTCATTTGATATAATCCTTCATTTTCTAAACCTTCTTTGATACTTGGATAAAATATAGTTTTCCAGTCGTTATTAGTTTCTACAGGTATGCCTTTTGCCGAATCTATAATGGGTGAAACTAATTTATTCATAGTTGCTTGTATAGTTTTATCATTAACTAAATTACTAATAACATTTGGAGCTTTTTGTGTAGCTTTTACACAATCCTGAATTATTTCATTGGCAGCTTGTGTACAATCGCAAGGAATACATTCTTCATTACCTTCAATAAATCCTTCAAAATTATTATAACTTTCTTTTATTTTATTATAATCAGTAACCCATTTACTATTTGAACCTTCACTACCTATAGCACTAGAATATCCTTTCATAACAAACTCAGAATTTTCTTTTCCTAATAAGCCAGTGATAGTTTTTTCTAAAGTATTTGTTATTCCTTTTTCGCCAGCACTATTACAAGCAGCTATTACTCTTGGAACTTCACTATCACAATTACATTCACCACAAGAAGGTTTTGATTTGTTATTTCCCATATTGAAATGTTAACTAATATAATTTAATATTATTTAATTTTTATGTTAAATAATGTTAAATAATATTAAATAATGTTAAATATGAAATAATGTTAAATAATGTTAAATATGAAATAATGTATAATTTTTATAATAATTTACTATCTTCCTTGTCTTCCTTATCTTCCTTATCTTCCTTATCTTCCTTGTCTTGTTACCGCATCCATAGCAGTTGGACTACTATTTTGTAATGATGCTCCTAGTATATTTTCTTTTTTTATAACTGGCGTAAATGGTTGAACTATTGAAATTTGACCAATACCACCTATAAATCTATCAATAGAAGAATCAAGATAACCGTTTAAAGTTTCGTCTAAATATCCACCATTAGGTGTATCAAAATAATCGGAAAAAGTTTCATTTGCCACACATCTATTTCTAGTAGCATCATAAATCAAGGCACCACTAGTTTCAGGACAGCAATCTGCACCAATACATGTAAGAGAAAATGATGATAGCAAGTTCTTTTTTCTGGTTATTTTACCGCTTTGTTGTAATTTTTCTGCTTCTCTATCATAAGGTATATGTATTTTATCAAAATCTTTATTATCTCTCATGTAAATATCTATAAACTTAGTAATAATATAAACTATTGTTAAAAATATAATAGACACAACCAATATATTTGTAATATTATTAGGTATCAAAGAATTTTTATTAGCAATAACAATTGGAACAAGTATTACACAAGCAAATATAATAATTTTTAATATATTAATGTATTCTTTATATGCTTTATCATAATATGTATTTATTTCTATTTTGCGCGCTTTATCTGTATTTTGCTGTTTAATTTTATCATAAACATCTTCAAAATTATTTTGTTTGGCATCATTTAACATATAATCGGTTAAAACATTAGTAAAAAGATTATCTTTTTTTATAGCAAATTCACTTATAGCATTAGCGGTTTCTCTATCTTTTACTATTTGTATATCTGTTTGTAAATTTTGAGTAAGTCTTCCTGTATTCATTTGGTCCAATAGAATAGCATCGTTTTGAGCACCCACATTGCCTTCAATAAATCCTTCCCTCATATTTGACATATAATCAGAAAAAAAATTTCCGTCTATATTGGAGAACCCTTGAATTTGAGTAGCCTTAACACGTTTATTAATTAAATCCTCGGTGACAGCAGAGTTAGCAATATATTTGGCTCCGGCAGCATTTAAATCATCAATTATTTTTCTTTTTGATTTAATATGTTCAATATTTGTAGTAATTTTTGCTATTGCTTCAGTAACCTCTTTTATACTACTATCTAAAATATTAGCACTATTTTGAAGATCTTTAATAACATCATAAGTATTGTCTACGGCAGACTCAGCATTATTTTTTTGAAGAACATCAGGACTTGTAATAGGTTCATATGTTATTCCTTGTTTTCCGAATAATATAATATGTTTGCCACTTTGTCTACCTGAGGTTTGTGTTTCAGTTATTATTTTTTTTTTTTGATAAATAGCTGCTAGTTTGTTAGTTTTTGTTAAATCATTTATTTTTCCATTATTATACATTTGACCAACATTTTCACCAGGACCCCAATTATTTGGTTCTCCTCCATTCCAATTGGTAGTATTTGGATTGTATGGTGTTCCATCAACCCATTGCCAATTACTATTTTTATTGTCTGGCACATCATATGGTCTTCCACCTCCTTTATTGTTATTTGGTATTAGAGCATTTGGATGATATAAACCAATATAAAAAGAACCACCATTTTGAAATCTTGCATTTCCTAATTGTTCTAACATATTTGCTATTTCTACCGAATTTTCAAAACAAGCTAATTCGGCACCTTGTGCTTCCGCGTTAGCTTTATGTTGTAACCAAGTCCGTGCTATTCCATCAACATAATACTTTTTTGTTGGTGTAGCTTTGTTTTGTGATGATTGTGGTATAGTTACTTTAGGTGGTGTTCCCTCTGGATTTTTACTTGTATAAAAACTAATATTTTTACTTAAAACAGAACTTATTGTACTATCATCTGGCGTTTCAATTTTAAATTCAACTAACCATTCGTCATCTGTAAAATTAACAGTTTCAATAGTTGTAGGCGACGAAGCATCTGTGCTATTTACAACACCTACTATTTCAGTTGCTTTATTTGGATCTTTATAAAAAATTCGTAAACCCATAATTCCAAAACTTGTATAATGGACGTCTATTTTAGAAATTTTATTAGAATAATCCAACATTTCAAAAGGATGAGTTTTTACCCATGTTTCTAAAGTTATATTTTTGCCATTTATTACTATTTCCTGTTTTTGTATATCTGATTTTTGCTTCATTAATTCATTTTTTTTATTAATCATAGCACTTCGCGATGCTTCTAAACTTGCTTGTTCTCTATCTAGTTTGGCTACGCTTTCAGCATCAGTTCCAATATTGTTTATTAAACTTGTACTATCATCTACTAATTGTTTATGATTTATGAGTAAATTTTCTAAAGCATTTAAGTCTGTTGAATTAATCGCATTCAATGCGCCAACATTTGAAGAATAACCTGTATCTTGAATTAGATTTGCCATTTATATAATTATATATTTATTAATTTATTTATTTTAAATAAATTAATAAATATATCACATATTATCTATTTAATTTTCTTAAAAAAACCAAAAACATTATTATAAAAATACAAGCAAAAACAGAGTAAATAATAAAATTTATCTTATTTGAAGCATTTCTTTTTTCTATATCTTCTAATCTAGCATTATTTAAAATATGATTTTTTCTAAAATTATTTATTTTATTTGTATAAGTATATGAAGAATTTAAAGTATTTAAAGTATTTAAATTTGTTTTGTTTCCTAAAGGATCAACATATAACATTTTATATATAAATTTATATTATAAATTTATATAATTTATATATTAACATAAAGCATTATATTTAAAAAAATTATAATTTTAATTGGTGAGTTATAAATAATACTATAAATGTAACAATAATTATGTATGCTATAAATATTTTTTCGTTTATAAAATTTGTTGATTTATATAAAATCAACATTATAATAGTTATAACCATTATAAATGTCAAAATTAAATAACGATAATTATTAACTATAAAATTTTCCGACTTAACAGATAATACCCCGTCTAAATTGGCAGATTTTTTAACTGTTTTATAATCGGCATCTAGCGCTCTTAGAAAACTAATATCTCTTTGAACAGGTGCTAAGATACTCCCAGATATAGCATCACTAAAATTAAACTTATCTGTATATAGCTTATTTCTACTAATGTCAAAAAGTTGTGTATTTAAAGTATTAAACTTAGTAAATAAGGCGATCTCATCTCTGAGTATATTTGATGAGTCTCTTACATAATTATTACTAAAATCACTTGGAGAATAATTCATTAAAGTATTTCTCTGATTTGCTATAGTATATAATCGGTCTAAAACATTTGTGCTTTCTATTAAAAATGGATCTATATAACTTAAATCTGTTTTATTATTTTTAAAATAAGAATTGTTTATATAACCAATACCATTATATGTTCCTGAATTATAATCACTAGGAGCAAATATTTTTGAATCACAACTTATTTTAATAGGATCACTACTTCTAGGTGGTGTTCTTTTATATGTATAACATACATTACCACTTAATGTAAAAACTTGGCAACTAGTATCACTACATATTTTTTCACATTGATCAATAGCTTTAGGTGTTAATGAAGTATAAGTAATCGTAGTAGAAGTAACACCGCTATTACCTAAATTATAAATACGTGTATTTCTATTTTTACATACATCTACATATTTTCCAACATCAAAATTTTCTACAACATAATCTTGTTCACTATTTTCACAAGTGTCATCATTGTTACTAGTATTATTATTTTCATTTAAACTATTTGTAATAGTGTCCTGAACATATATTTTATCATTAAAATACAACAAATATATGCTAAATGTTATTATTAATATAATAACAACTGGATTGATGTATTTGCTATTTTTTAAATTTTTCATTGTACTAATTAAATTAAAATTATTAGTAAATTTATTTTTACTTTTCATAATACACTTAATATTTTAATATATTTTATTTAAATTTTTATTTAAAATTTAAATAAAAATTTGATAACATTAAAAATTTGATAACATTAAAAATTTGGTAACATTAAAAATTTGGTTAAAATGTATAATAAAGTTATTCCTAAAACATATAACAAATAGAAAGATTCTCTTTTATATATTATAAAAATTAATAGTCCTACTAATAATAATACAAATAGAAAATCTATTACGTTTGAAATATAATTATTTATATTATGTTCTATATTTGAGTTATTGCTTATATTATTAGTATTGTTTGTATTGTTTGTATTGTTTGTATTACTAGTATTGTTTGTATTACTAGTATTGTTTGTATTAGCATTATTTATATTAGCAGTACAATTACATATTGTATTAGAACAATTACAATTAACAGCACTGCAATTATTATTAATACATCCTAAATAGTCTTTTGTATCGACTATTGTATTATATGAATTTTGATTTATTTGTTCTTTTTCGCTATTTTCTAAAATATTTTTTTTTAAAGTTAACATTTTTTTATTTTGATAAATATCTTCATTTAATTCTTGAGAATAAAATATAACTTTATTTTCATTTGCCATAATATTAAATATTCTTAATATTATAATATATTTTATTTGATTATAATATTAACATAAATCTTACTAAATTTTAACTTGCTACAATAGTTTTTTTACTTTTAGTTAAAAAAAATATAGCACATACAATAAGTAATAATAATATACTATTTTCTACTATTTTAAATTGCGTTAATAAAGTTGTATCATCTAATCTTCCATTATTTGCCCCCCCAGAACCTAATAAATTATTTAACTCTTGTTTTTTAGTAGTTATATTTGAATTTAATGCTCTTAATGTGTTATCAGCAAAACTATTTAAATAATTAATTGCCGACAAATCTCTTTGTATAGCATCTAAACTATTATCAAATTTATTATATTGTAGCTTTAAATTATTAATTTGCGTATCTAAAGCACTTTCAGCATTACTAGTAAGATTACATATATAATTTTTAAAACTAGTTACTAAAGGACCACTATTTTGAAAAGTAGCAGTACCAAGTTTAAGTAATTCATCATAGTATTTTAAACCTGCTTCTGTTGTATCATTTAATTTATTTTCATAGTATGTCGGATTAGTTCTCATAGTATTGAGAAGTCTAATATTTGCTTCATCTAATATTGGTTTTTTATAATACGCATAATAGTTGCGCGGTGTATAATATTGGTTATCGACAGCATATTTAAAACATAATTGATTTGTATTTGTTCCATTTTTATTATACAGTAAATTATTAGCAATAGGAGGAGTTTCTGATTGTGTAATATAAGGGGCACTTGGACTTGTTGTTTTAAATAATTCATCAAATAATTGTTTTACTCTTGTAGTAGTTTCAAATAAAGTTTGGTTTGTATAATCTCTTTTTGGAATATAGCAATTTGTAACACTAGTATTTAATGAAGTACTTATATCGTTAATTAAAAAAAAGTCGCTATTATTTCTTAAAGATTGACTTTCACATTCTTTAACACTTCTCACACTTGTTTTATCAAATTTAGTTGTTAAAATATTATTAAAACTTGCCTCATTAATTTGTGATGGTCTTGAATAACATCCATCATAATTAAAAGAACTATAATAATTCATTATAAACTAATATAATACTATATAATTTATAAAAAAATTTATAAATAATAATACATTTATTTTTATATTTTTATATTAATTTTTATATTTTTAATATAACTTACAAATTCTATAATAATCAGCTTGAATTGATGTACGACTATTACGTACAATTTTTACAACATCATCAGGTCTAATTCCCATTACTAACGATACTGGACTAAAATATGAAATATCAGGAATTTGTGATTTGTCAAAAATATTATATTTTTTCATAAATAATTCTTTTTCACTATGCGTTAAAATAGTATGCTTAGGAACTAATACATGCTTTAAAATATTAAATTGTAATCGCTTAATATTTATTAAGCTTATATAAATATTTTCTGAAACCCAAATATCTTTAATATTTTCTAACATTGTGTCATTTGGTTCGTCTTTTATAATTACCATTAAATCATCCTTTTTTTCTAAAACAGATTCTAAATGAAATAAATCTTCTACTATATCATAAATATTTTGAGGTTTTATAACTTTAGAAACATAATACTTTACATATATTTTTTTTTTTGTTGTTTCATTTTCTAATAACATATCTAATTGATTGTTTTCTATTAAAATTCCAATTTCCGTAATACCAAAATCAGAGTATTTATCAATATTAAATCCGCGCTCGCTTAAAATTTCTAATAAATTTTTGCGTGAATTATAAATGCTAATAATAAAACTATTACTATTAGTCATAATTAAATTATAATAATATAATAGTTTTATTATTTTTAATTTTATATCAATTATAAAATTAAATATTATTATTGTGGATTTATTATTGTGGATTTATTATAGTGGATTTATTATTGTGGATTTATTATTGTTGATTTATTTTTATTGTTTTTTTTTGTAAACTAGAAGTTGAATCAGATTCGTCTTTAATAGTTTCAATAGTTGGAGTTGTTGATAATTTTAATAAAGATACTTCTTTATTTGTAGTTTCATCTTTAATAGGTAATTCTTCTATTTCTAAAATATCTTCATTTTTAGCTTCATTTATTTTTACACTTTTTTGACCAGATTCATCTTTTTGATAAGATTCATCTTTTTGACCAGATTCATCTTTTGAAGTGGTTAAATTTTCTATTTCTAATTCATCATTATGTACTTCATCTCCAATATTAATAGGTGAGTTTTCTTCATTTTCAAAATCCTCAAGATCTTGATATTTTTCAAATTCTTCTTCGGCGCGTTTAATAGAATCAATTGTTACTTGACTAAGTCCTTCAGTATCACTTTCTTCATCGGTCTCTTTAGTTTCTGCTTCTTCTTCTTTAGCTTCTGCTTCTTCTTTAGCTTTGGCTTCATCTTCTTTTATAATTTGCTCTGTTGTTTTTTCTTCTAATTGAACATTTATTAATTGTTTATCATAATTCTTGGAAAATTCTAATTGTTCTTTTTCTGTTAATTTTGTTAATTTTAAATTTTCTATTGTTTTAGCATAATTCATAGAAGTTAATTGTTCTATATTATCTTCTGTAATAATTCGCATTTGAATATTCATAACTTGTAGTTCATGTATTAATAATTTAAAACAATAAGGAACACGAACAATACTAAATGATTTACCATATTTTGAAATAACTTCTAAGTTCATAGAATTTTCAAAATTTTCTGAAAATTTTAGAGGTCCATCGGCAAAAGGGCTTATAAAAATATTCTTGGATTCATTATAAATAGCAATGGTTCCGGTTGTATTACATATTGCTATATGGTAGTCATCGCCACGAGTTAACATAGATTCTTTTAAAAATGCTGTTGCACCATGTGCAATAATTCCATCGCGCTCCATTTCACCAATGCGCAACCCACCATCATTCGCACGACCTTGAACTGTTTGTCGCGTTAATGCTGTTCTAGGACCCTGTGCGCGATAATTTATTTTGTCTTTAACCATATGTTTAAGACGCATATAATAACAAGGTCCAATAAAAAATTCCATATTTAATTGTTCTCCTGATTCTCCACTATACATTATTTCGTTTCCTGTAGAACTATATCCAATATTTCTCAATAATGTTCCAAATAATGTATGTTTTGGACCTTTATTTACAAATGCCGTACAATCTCCAAATCCACCATAGTGCGCACATGCTTTTCCCATTAATGTTTCTACTAATTGACCAATAGTCATACGACTTGGAAGCGCGTGAGGATTTATTATTAAATCTGGTCTTATTCCTTCGGCAGTAAATGGCATATTTTCTTCTGGTATTATTAATCCCACCGTTCCTTTTTGACCGCATCTGCTACAAAATTTATCACCTTGTGCTGGTATTCTTTCTTCTCTTATTCTAACTTTAGCAATTCTAAATCCTTCTTCGCCTTCTGTAATAAATGCTTTGTCAACATAACCTAATTGCCCTTTTTTTGGTGTTACAGAAGCATCTAAAAATGTGTCCGCAATGTTTATATTATTTGTCACTTTTCCTATTACCACTTTTTTATCATCTAATTGCGTATTTTCTTTAATTAATCCATGCTCATCTAAGTAAGAATAATCATAACCTGGTTTTTTACCAAACACTGTTTTCGATTCAATATTTACAAATTTTGAATCTATATTTGTTCCGGCTACTTTTGTGCTTTCTTCGCGCGCTTCGTACATATTAAAATAAGTAGTATTAAACATACCTCGTCTTATTGAACCTTCATTGAATAATATTGAATCTTCAACATTGTATCCACCATAAGAACCAATAGCAACAATTGCGTTTATTCCACAAGTATGTTCCTCATTGTAAATATATTTTAAATAGCGACTTTTTACAAGAGGTATTTGTCCGTTATTTAATACAACCCCCATTTTATCAATACGATTTTGATAATTTGAATTATATAAACTAACAGCTTGTTTGCTTTGCCCACAAGAAAAAAGATCTCTTGGTAGTGGATTATTTTCAGGAAACACTATTTGATTGCCCATAACGCCCAATAATAATGATGGATGAATTTCACAATGACTAGTAAACTTAGTAATTTGTTCGCTATATGTTGCTATTAATGATGTTTCTGTTTCTGATGTATCTAAATAATCTATTATTCCACCTTTTTTAATTAGTTCATCAATTGCATTTACCGGTTTAATTGACTCGGATTTATCATATAGATCGTAAAAATTAAAAAATACTTTATTAGACTTGATAAAGGAATTTAATTCAATTGAAACTTCCTTTTTTTCTTTAGTTAAAATTTTAAATTTGTTAAATCCTATTAATAATTCTTCGTATTTAAAATCTTGTGAAATTATTTTATTATAAATAAAATCATTTTCATAACATAATTTATTATTTTGTAAATAAAGAACAGGTCTTGTTAATCTACCCGAATCACTATAAATATAAATAATATCTTCTTTTATTGACCAAGTAATACTTGTATATATTGGTATTAAACCAATTCGCCTATATTTTTTTAATAAGTCAATTACTTCAACTGGTTTAGTTACTATTCCAACCCATGCTCCATTTACAAAAACTTTACTACAATGAGCAATATATTCAATCGTGCATTCACTTAATAATTCCATAAAAAATATTGTGCGCAATAATTCAATTATTGGTTTTCCAGAATAACCACTTGTTATTAAACATCCAAGAGACATATGTTTATGTAAACCCACATTTCCACCATCAGGCGTATCAACGGGATCAATAATACCCCATTGTGAAGAATGTAATAGTCGTGGTCCAATAATTTTAGCACTCGAATCTAAAGGTAAATTTAATTTACGTAAATGAGACATAAAAGAATTATAAGATAAGCGATTTAAATCTTGAACTATTTCAGGACGTTTTGTATGTTCTTCTGCGCCCCAATTACCTTTAAATGCTTTTCTAAATCCATTTTCCAAAATACGTTCTTTGAAATATTCTAAATAGTTATTTTCTATTAAACTAATAAAATCATTTTGGTAAATTCCTTTTTTGTAATAATATTCTTTATCTATTTTTTGAAAAATATGCTTTTGTTGTAAAGTGTAATATTCTTTAAATAAATCGTAAATAAGTGTTCCTGTCAATTCAACTCTTTTAAATTTAAAACTATCGCGATCTGTTGATTTTTTATCATTTTTATAAACTTGTAGTAATTCTTTTACCATGTGTCCTAAAAAAAATGCTTTTTCAATGAATTTATTTTCTCCAATATGTGGTAATAAATAATCCATTAATATTTCTAAAATATGTGCTAATGTTTTGCCTTTTGTTAGTGTTGCCAAATATTTAAGTGCTACTTCTTGATTGAAAATATTACCAGCATCATGAATAGATGGAATAAATAATGACATATAATTTTCATATTTTTTTAAATCTAATAAACATGTTTTTATAATTTCTTTATCACTCAATATACCTAGTGCTCTCATTAATATAAATAATGGAACTGGTTTACGAATATTTGGAACATTTACTAAAATTTGATTATTGCTATATTTAGTATCTGGACGTAATATTCTAATACTGAGAGTTCGTATTGGTTTTGAAGCATCTTCTGAAACAGAGCGTATTTCTGCTGAGTGACTATATAATTCATTAAAATCTGATTTGACATAAAGCATATTGTCAGCAAATTTTTCTTGACATACTAAAACTTTCTCTTTTCCGTCAATAATAAAATATCCACCGCGATCATTTCTACATTCACCCATATTAAATTTTACTAGCGGATCTAAATTGTTTAAAATACATAAATCGGAATTTAACATAATTGGGAATTTTCCTAAATAAATTTTTTCTAATAATGATTTTGTTTCAGTATATTGTCCATCACTATTCATAATTTTATAAATCACTTCAACATCCACGTGAAGAGTTATAGCATAAGTCATATTTCTTAAACGGGCTTCATTAGGAAACATATAATGTTCTCGGTTTGTATCATATATTATTGGTTTTCCAAAATAAAGTCGTTTTCCATCAATACCTCCTATGTGTATTTCTGCTCTATAATTATATTCTTTTGTTGTTTCATCTTGCTCTTTTATTATTAATATTGGATTTTTTTCTTTAAAAATATTGTAGATTTTGTTATTAAAAAAATCATTAAAAGACTCTAAATGATGTTTTACTAATATATTTGGATCATGACTAAAATATTTATCTATAATTAACCAAGCTAATTCTTCGTGATTTATAAAACTACTTATATTTTCGTCTATTAATATATCAGATGATTGTGTTTTACTTTTACTAGTCATTGTAAATATTAGTATTAATTAATACTAATATTTTATATGTTAATAATTTATATGTTAATATTTTATATGTAATAATTATTACATAATATGTTTAACCATTAAATCATTGAAGGAGTTACAGAATATGTTATAATAATTAAACCTAAAATAACAAACAATAATACTAATGGTAATATTACTAAAAACCAAGAAATTTCTTTGTATCCTGCTTTACATAGTGAATTTAATATGAAAGTCCAAAATAATATATATATTGCTTTAAATACAAATAGTAAAAATGTATTTGGAATTTCACATTCAAATGCTCCTAAACAATATCTTGTTGTATTACCAAAATTTTGTATGGCAATAACAATAAATACTAGCACTGATATAAATAAATATATAAAAGCCGGCGAGCATAAATTTTTAAAATCTGCTATATATTTATTAATATACGCCATATTATAATTTATAGATATAAAAAAATATTATAAATAAAAAATATTATAAATAAAAAATATTATAAATATAAAAAAATATTATAAATTAAAAATATTATAAATAAAAAATATTATAAATAAAAAATATTATAAATTAAAAATATTAATTAAAAATATTAATAAAAAATATTAATAAAAAATATTAATAAAAAAATATTATTTATCATATATGTATTGTAGGATTTGGACTTGGTTGAGGTGTAGGTTCTCCTGAGTATTGATTCCATAAACCAGAACCAGTATATGTTAAAGTATTCATAGCATCAAATACTGATTGTATTGGAGATATTCCGCCTCCTTTCATATAGTTTTTTCTAGAGCATCCTATTTGATATCTTTTTCTAAATTTATTATTTAACTTTAATTTTCTAGACTTATTTTTTCTCTTATTTTTTCTCCTAGTTATTTTTCTATAGTTACTCATTATATATAGAAAAATATATAAAAATATATAAAAATATATAAAAAATTTTATTTTTTCTATATTTTTAATATTTATAAATAGTATTATTCAATATCAACGTGTGTAATCATATGTCTTCTACAACAACTCTTTTTTAATTGTAAAATATCTAACACTTCTCCTTCTGGTGTTTTATCCATAAACTCTTTTGTTAAATATACTACTTTATTAACTTCCATAGACTTATCAATTTTTCGTTTTTGAACTTCGCGCTGATAATATCTATATTTATTTGCTAATACTTTACCGCAAGTAAAACATTTTACAGGAATAATCATATTATATTATATATTATAAAATATTTATATACATTTATATTCAATTTTAAAAATAATTGTTTTTAAATAGTTTCAAAAAGTTTCATATATTACTGCTCTATTTAGTTTTAAATTATCATAATTTGTAGTTTTTATATTAATTTGATAATAATTCAATAATAATATGCTTATTATTATTATTATTAATATAAAAATAATAGCAAGCACCAAATTTTTTGGCATTTATATATGTATTGATTTTTAATTTAATTTAATTTAATTTAATTTAAAAAAATTGATAAATAATTTTTATTAATTTATTTCAATATTTAATATATTATTTAAATATTATGGAACATCAAGATTGGAATTCTATTAAACTTAAAACGCAAGTAGTTAAAAATAAAATTACTATAAAAAAACCGCAAATCACTTTAAATAAAGTAACTCAAGTGGAAAAAATGATTGTTAAAGAACCTCTTGGAAAAATCATTGCGCAAGCAAGAGTAATTAATGGAAAAAATCAAAAAGAATTAGCATCTACTATTGGAATATCTCAATTAATTTTATCTCGATGGGAAGCAAATAAAGAATTGCCTACTAATTCTCAAATTGCTTTACTTGAGAAAACTCTTAAAGTGAAACTTCCAAGATGTCAAAAAGTATATGTTGACGAAAACTGATTAATTTAAAAATTGATTAATTAAAATTGAATTGATTTTTTTTATAATTTATTGTATTATTAATAACTTATAAATAATGAATTCTACTAATACTATTACTATTACTGATACTACTAGCGCCAGTGTTAATATTGATGTTAATATTGATATTAATACTAGTGCCAATGTTAATGTTACTACTACCAATTCTGACATAGGTTTTTATATTAATATTACTAAGAATTCTAATAGTAATAAATTGAGACATAACTTTAAACCAAACATTCGCTCAAATAAAAGACGTTTGGAAAAATCATCTCCAACAAACGTTGATAACTTTGAACAAGTAAAAATGTATGAACGATGGACAAGTGATATATAGTGTTTTATAGTGCTCATGTATTAGTTTAATGTGTAAAATGTAAAATACCTTAGTTGATTTATTTCATGATTTATTATTTTTTTATGTGTCTTTTTGGAGATATGGCAATATATATATTTTTTTTTTATAAAATACTTTTAAATATATATATATAATATATGTCTTTTAAAGGAGGCGCCATAGATTTTAAAGATGATGTTGTATCAAAATCAAAAGATGTAATACAAGAAATTTTAACTGATGAAGATACAAGCATAAAACTTTTAACCCAAAATCCAGTTACACCAGCATATTTATTTACTATAACATTTAATAATGATAAATTTAGTAAATATTTTAAGAAATTACCTGGTAGTAATATTCCAAGTGTATTACTCTTAAAACTAATGGCATATGAATTTACATCATATTCTTCAAGAACGCACACAATAAATAACGATGAATTCACATTTGAGGCTATTCAACACTTAAACCTTAGTACTTATGATAATACTTTTCCAATATGTCCGTCGTTTATTTATAGTGAAAGAATATCTTATCCGGAGGGAAAGTATACATTGACTGGGGCTTGTATTTTTGACTTGTTAAACAAATTTGGTTTGTATTCAAATATTACACAAACTATGGTAACAAAATTAAAGGAACTTTTGTTACATACTCATAAAATTGATTATAGAGGTACAATTCCTATAGAAAATGTGTCACAACACATTATTATTATGGAATATTATAGTTGTATAACTTTAAAAAACTTTATAGAAGATACATATTCTCGCAAAATTTCTATTTTAAGTAATTATTACATATATGGAATAGAATTACCTCCTATGAGTTTAGAAGAATTTGGTTGTATTTTAACTTTATTTGTTTCATCATTAATGCTTGTAAGAGGTTTTATTCATGGAGACTTACATAAAAATAATATATTACTTTGTGTAGATGATAAACAAAATATTAACCCTGTAGTAATTGATTTTGGTAGAACAAGTAGAATTAATTTTGAAAATAAATTTGATACTAGTATAATACCATTAATAAATATTATTGGTGCTAAGGAAGTCAAAGATAAAAAAGTAAAAATTTTGAATTCTCTTATTACTGCTATATATGATAAAACCGCAGAAATACGTATTGATGAGATGTGGAGACAGAGACTTATGACTACATCAAGAGCAAAGCAATCAAGTGAATCACGAGAAATATATATAATTAATGCTATAGAAAGACATATTAAAAATTTATTATTTTTAGGATCATATGTAGAAGCAGCAATAGTATCTTCTATGTGTTGCTTACCTTCCTTTAATACTAGTGTTTTTTATTTTTATATAGAAGCACTTATTAAAAATGAAATAAGTAGTTATAGAAGTATGTATTATTGTAAGAGTAAAAAACCAGAGGAACAAAAATTAGTTTGGAATAGTTATGATGTATTATTAAAAAGGTTATTAGAGGCGAGAGAAGTGAAAACACAATCATTGGTAGAAGCAATAGCACCGCCAATAATTCCTGAAGTATTAGCACCGCCAATAATTCCTGAAGTAATAGCACCGCCAATAATTCCTGAAGTATTAGCACCTCCACTATTACACTCAAGTAGTAAACATTATTTACCATTAGAAACATCACAAGAGTCAATGGTAACAACTCCTCCTGCATGGGAGGCAGTTTATGCCGCAACTTTGGCGTTAAATAGGGCGGCACTAGGAGCAAGGCAACTGATTACGAACGCGCTTCAAAAAGCAACAAGAAAAGAAAATGTAGTAAATGTGCTGGCAGGGCGACAAAATAAATTACATAAAAGAAGAACAACGAGAACACAGAGAAAAAGAACAAGAAGAACAAGAAGACAAAAATAGAGTTCATAAAAAATATAAGTAATTAAAATTATACTAATTATTTACATTTTTATTTTTATTGTTTTTATTGTTTTTTTTTGTTGCTATGTTTACGAGTAAATCTTCTATTTGTATTATATTTAATATATTTATTATGTTTATTATGTTTATTATATTTTTTTGACTTTTTGTATTTTTTACGCAATGTTTTTTTGCCTTGTCCTAATTTTTTTTCTTTTTCAAGTTTTATTAATTCTTCTAATTGTTTAAATATTACATCAGTTAAATCAAATGGACTACCATCACTTGTTTTTGTAATATTAAATGGCATTGCTAAGTTAATTTCAACGATTCCGGGCAAAAAATCTGTCTCATTTTTATCTGAATATAAATCATCATCGTCAGTAAATTTATCTAAAGCATCTTTTAGATGCTTTTCTAAATTGTTTTGAGATAATGTTCTATGTTTTTTTTGTAATTCATCAATTTTAGTACTATCTCTTTCATAAAATTTTGTATATGCGTCCTTAAAAGTTTTTATTTTAAATATTTTATTATTATATGTGTATGTATAATAACTGAATGTAGATGTTGTTAATATAATACCTTTAAACTCATCAAAACTTGAAACAACGTTTTGATAGTCAATTTTAGAACTTGTATTATGATTTATACAATCATTATAATAATCATAATCTATATTATTTTGTTCAAGTGAAATATCTTTCTTAGTAACTGCATTAGAAAAAGATACAGCCAAAGAAGCAACTTCATCTTCCGCAGTAAAATAATTACCATCAATTACTAATGGTTCTCGTTGTTTTTCTCCTTCATAACCATCATTATAGATGACTAAAGGTTTTTGTTTGATGCTCAATGTTGGTTCATATTCCTTTTTTTTATTCCATTTTGTTAAAAATGAACTTCTATAATGCTTACGCGCATTTACTAAATCACCTTCCCCTAAGCACGAACTTATATAAATTTTAATAGCACAATTGGGTCCATAGTATTTTATATTGTGCCTTTGAATTAATACTAATGCTTCGCTCAGCAAAATAGGTCCGCATTTATTAATTGCTATTTTTGGTTCTTCTAATTGTGTTTTACTATAATCTT